GGCTGAAACTCCATTTACTTAGCCTCCTCCAGCATCGCCTCAAGCACAGCCTCCATGTAGACCGCGTCAGCAGCCGTACCGTACTCCAGCGGGTACTCATCCATGAGCTTGCGGATGTCCTCAGGCATGTCCTTCTCAGGCTCGTGGACGATCATAGCGTCAAGCTCTTCGAACGGCAGGCCAGGGTTCTCCTCAGCGACCTTGTCGAACTTGCTGACGAACAGCTTGTAGTCCTCTCGCAGAGCCTCAAGCAGCGTGTTGTAGACCTCAGTGTTCATTGGGTTGCCTCCCCTTTGTCGGTTAGTGTTCTTTCATCGCTTCGGTGAACCTTACCAGGTCTTCGCCACTGGCGTCAACGGATACATCCGTATGCACCACGAAGATGTCGAACTCCTCACCGAATCTTTCTCTTACTTCAGCTCGTCTGTCAAGTACCGCTTCTCCATCAGCGTAGTCCACCACATACGGGTAGGTCAAGACGTTGCGAGCAGCTTCCTCTGGATTGCGAGCGATGACCAAATGTGTGCCTGACTTCTTGAACGCCATGGCACCTCCTAGATCAAATCAATTGCGTGATGGGAACCGTGCTTCCTAGGTTCACAGGGACAGTGACTCCATTAGTGCGACGCTTCTTCATTCCCGTAACGTTCTCCACCACCGTATAGGTGAAACTTGCTGGTGTCAACTCGTCCTGTGACGTGGCTGGCACCTTGATCGACAGCTTACCGTACGCGTCTACGCGTGAACGATAAATAGTTCTTGTGTAAATTGTCTCATCAGCGGAGTCCTCAAAGATTTGGGTCTCCGGAATGAATTCCACATAACCGTAACCGGCACGCCCATTCATGTCTGAATACGTACCGGTTACGGTTACAAATGTGTCTAGTGCTGTTGGCATTTGGACTCCTGATAGCTAGGGTTTACACTCCCTAGCTTACAGTCATCCGTTCTTTACTTTGTCCAGCACCAGCTTACGGATTTCGTCCTGAATGTCAAGGTCTTCACGGATGCCTTGCACCATACCGTCACGTCCCTGCCACTGGTGCTCTCCGAAGCGGTAGTACGCTCCTGCACGCGTGATGAACTTGAACATGACACCCATGGTAATCATGTCCTTGACAGCGTCGTGCTCTCCAGGATTGAAGCCCTTCTGAGAGTACTCAAAGTAGAAGTCGGTAGCCGCAGTCTTCTGCGGAGCACCAGCCTTGTTCTTCTCCACCTTGAACTTGATGGACTGGCCTACGATGACCTCTCCCTGACCCTCAATCTTCTCCTTGATCCAGTCGTCTCGGGAGACTACAACTCTCTGGTAGAACGCAAAATCCTTAGCCTTTCCTCCGGGGAGAGTCTTTGGAGTTCCGTATGGAGAGAATCCCCCAATCTTTTCACGGAACTGATTAACCCAGAAACCAAGGTACGGACGCTCTTCATTGAATGTGCCACCAACCTTTCGGAAGAACTTGCCTACGTTACGTGCTCCCGCAGCCACGACAACGTCACCCATGCCCTTCTCGTCCTCCTGGTCTGCGATGAGAGCAGGGTACGAGTCAATGACGTGACAGTCAAACTGCTTGGACATGGTAGCGTCCAGAACCGCCTGCATTCCAGCTTCCATGTGCTGTGTCTCCATGATGGTGACACGGGAGTTGTCCACACCGTTCTTCTCCGCCCACTCAGCATCGTAAGGCTCGGAAGCCAGCCAGAACGTCTGGAAGTCAGGGTTCAAGCGCTGGTTGGTTGCGATGGTGTGGAGGATACCAGAAGTCTTACCGCTTGACGACTCACCGTAAACCTCCACCCAGGAGTTACCCATCCAACCGCCACCAAGGGCAGTGTCAAGGGAGAGGATACCTGAGGTGACACGGGGGGCAATGAACTTCTCCGAAGCCTTGATCAGCCTTGGAAGTCCTGCCTTGTCCAGAGCCTTGTTCTGCTCTGCCATGAACGTTTCAATACCTGCCATGCTTCTCCTTCTGTAAACGACGTAGGGTCGACTAGATGATTCTAGTCGACCCTACTGACATTGTCTAGTCGAATGGGTTAAAGTCCCACCCGCCTGAGTCACCATCACTGGTGACCACGATAATCACGCCTCCCATGGCGATCAGCACAAGGCACAACCACACGGGCCAACCCAGTGCAAAACCAATCAGGCCAAGCGCGATGAACAGCAATTCGAACACCCAAGAATAGTCAGGGGTATCTCTGCGGTACCTGCTCATGTCACCTTCCGGAGTAGACCTTGATAGAACCGCCCTGCTGAACGGTTGTTGTAAGGCTATAGCGACCACCCTTGACTGTCAAGCCAGGGTGCCTGCGCTGCTGACGGTTGCGATGAACAGCATGGATCTCCTCCAACTCCTCATCCAAGCCGTCCCACCATTCCTTCAGTTCCTTGAGCTTATTGATCAAGAGGGGCACCCACAAGCAGCCTTGGTGCACCCGTGAGTACGGCACCACATGGAAGGCTTCTCCTTGATAGGCTTAACGGGCACGGGCTTCTTGGGATCGAACTTTTCCTTCTTGTTCTTACCGAATGCCACTACATCTCCTACTTGTGATAGTCCTTACAGGCACTTGCTGGGCAGTGATGCTTACGGCACCAGCCCTTTTCTCCTGCTGGTCTGTCTTTGTCTTTAGCCATTATGACCCACATACTCCCGAGACACAAGCCTGGGAATTACCCAGCTCCTCGTATTCGATTCCTTCAGATGCACTTGCTTCCGCGTAGCTTACCACAGTCAGTGGCTGTCCGCCACGTGCTCCGTCAGGGTACACCGTGACACCACGAAGGGCAGGCAGGTGTTCCATCAGAATCTCTCCGAAGTCCTCAGGAGTATACATCTGCGAGTCGTAGCTTGGCAAGTTCAGCGTGGAGCTGATGCCGTGGTCCACATACTGCTGCACCCAGCCCTGGAATGCAAGTCTTCTGCCAGGGTCAAGGGACAGTGTGTAGGCAGTCTCCAGGCTGTCAGGATCAATTCCCTGGTCAGCCAGGCGCTTGGCGATAGGCTCCACCACGTACTGGAAGTGCCACGTAGTTCCCTTGAGGTAACGACGCTTGTAGGCTACCGCAAACAGAGGTTCAATGCCAGTGGTGGTCTCAGCAACGATGCCCAGAGTACCAGTAGGTGCGACTGCACGCGTCTTGATGGGCACGGAGACCCCTAGAAGCTCCGCTGCGGCCTTCGCATACACGTCACTTCGGGAATACTCCTCCAGCCACTCCCCAAGCTCTGAGTCGGGCGCGTACGGCTTTCCTCGTACAGCCAGCCACTCGTAGACACCCATGATTCCCAAGCCCAGACGACGGTTCTTCTCACGCGTCTTGGCTACACCTTCGTACGGTACCTTGGAGTACAGAGTTCCGCAAAGAAGGAAACGTGTCGCAAGCTCTGTCAGCTCTGCCATCTCCTCCTTGGACTCGATACGAGCAAGGTTCAGAGATCCCAGGTTACAGATGTCATTGTCGTCACGAGAGGTGACCTCAGTGCAGGCATTACGAAGGTGCTCACCAGCATTCTCACCGATGTCCACGGAGAATCCTGGCTCTCCGGTCTTCAGCATTCCTTCAACGGCAGTCCAGTACACACGCTGAGCCCAGTCGTGCATAGTGTCGTGCTCATTCTCGAATGCATAAAAGAATTCGTCGTCCAGAATAATGGAAATGTTAGTCATATCCATTGGTGCTGCCGCATTGAAATCCTTTTCCTTCATTGCGACAATTTCTGGAGACCAATCCTTGATCTTCATAAAGTCGAATACATCAGCATGGTTCCAGTGAAGCCCTGCCCAGATAGCAGAACGACGTGAACCACCCTGCATAATGTTGCGGCCAATTTCGTTAATGGCCTGCATGAATGCAATAGGACCGGTAGAGGTCCCACCCATTCCACGTACAGCAGCCCCGTTAGGACGGAGCTTGGACCATACGATACCGATACCGGCTCCGGTCATGAGACCAGAAGCCACACGGTTCATGAGGTCAGCAATACTCTCACGGCTGTCCTCAACTGTCAAGAGCAGACAGTTCTGTGTCTGGTGGAACGGCTTTCCTGTAGCGTACAGGTATCTTCCGCCCGGCATGAACTTGCGTTCGGTTACAGCTTGAGTAAGTCTCTCTACATCCTCAGGGAAATACGGAGCCATGACGGTAGAGATTACCCTGCGAGCCGTATCACCCCAATTCTCCCCTTCTTGTGCATACTTTTGGCGGTAGATCGTCTCCGCAAATGGGCTCATCTCAGTACTCAATGTCATGACTCCGTATTTCTAGATGCGCTCTCCGCCACCCGTGTTAAGAGTGGCAATCGCTGCCTGCATTGTTTGTCCACCCGCTACCTGTCTAGCAGCGGCTACCTTCTCACCCTTCTGAGTAGGTAGTGATCTCTCTCCGTATCCGCTCTGCTCAAAGCGCGGATTGTACCCACACTGCGCACAGATAGGCATAGCACTGGGCTGTGAACGGAAGTACGTGTCACTTCCACAGCCCGGACACATCTCTCCCTGCTTCAGGCGAACGGAAGGAGTATATTCCTGTGCCTGTGGAGTCTGTCCTTGAGGTACTGCCATCTGCTCGGAGGGTACTGCCCCTTGTGCCACCGCTGGGGCGGTATATAGGGGGAATAGCTCGTTACTGCGCTGAAAAGAAGGGGCCGCAGCCGGGGCCGTTGCCAGCCCCAACTTACGTGCCCAGAAGTTATCGCTCATTTAGTGTGCTCCGTAGTGAATCAATCCCTTGGACAGCATCTGTCCAATTACCGCTTTGGTAACCATTGTGGATACCTGCATGTGTTCCTCTGTGAGCTTTTCCAGGTCATCGTCAGAGATGCCGGAAAGCTCGGGGCTACGCACCGACAGCGCCTTTACAGCGGCTGTCGTTGCGAGGTGACACGCCATGTCGATGTTGGGTCCGAAGGGCTCCAGGGCACGGTTACGAAGCACCATATCCCTGTACTCCAGCTCCAGCACGTCATCACTTGCTGGATTCTGGCCGAAGTCTTCCGGACTCTTGATCATGGCTTCTCCCACCATGTCCCACATGAAGGAACGGCTGAGTGCCAAGGGAAGAAGAACCATACCCTCAGCAGGGTCTAGTGGTTCTACCTTCGCTTTGAACGGATCGTATTTTGCCAATTCTCTTCTCCTTAGTCCTTTGCGTCAGACCATCTGTCGACCACAGCCACATCACCTACGTCTAGTGGTACGTGAATGAGGTCCTGAATTTCGCTGCCCAGCATTGCTTCCCGAAGAAGAGCACTACCTACACTAACACGATCTTCTGGGCAAGTAAGAACGAGTTCGTCGTGTACGGAAAGGATGAGTTCAATCTCCTTTCCAGGGTTCTGCTCAGCGTCCTCCTTCAGGAGCTTGTGCAGCCTCACCATGGCAAGCTTGATGATGTCACCGAGCGAGCCCTGAATCAGGCTGTTGAAGAGCTGACGTTCGGCACGCCATACCCTCCACTGCAATTCCGGGTTGTCCACGCGAAGATCCCAGACACGTCGAACACGACCCATGATCGTCTTGATGTGAGGAATGTCACGCTTCTTTGCCGCCCGGATAACCGCAGCCTTGAACTTGTAGATTTCGGGGAATGCCTTACGGTGGTTCGCAAGCAGTTCCTTTGCCTCGTCAAGCGTCATACCCAGCATGTTGGCAACCTTGTCAGGACCAGCACCGTAGACGATAGCGAAGTTCAGGGTCTTAGCAGCACTACGCATCCACTTCTCCACCTTCTCAACGGGTACGTTGAAGACGAGGGAAGCAGTCTGTGTGTGAGCGTCAATGCCTGCCTGGAAACCGTCGAACAGACCTCCATAACCGATGTAGCTAGCCAGGATACGCAGCTCCATCTGGCCGTAGTCAGCCACCAGAAGCTTGTACCCAGTGGGAGCGATGAACAGACCACGGACCTTCTTACCCAGCTCCGAACGAGGGGCAGGGATGTTCTGAAGGTTCGGCTCTCGCGAGGAGAAACGTCCACTCACTGTTCCGTACTGTACCAGGTCCGTATGGATACGTCCATTGAAGATCAGACACGGCTTCTTTACCGGGTCATCAGGATCACCAAGATATCCCCGTACATATGTACTGCGTAGCTTAGTGTATTCCTGATACTCAAGAAGCAATTTGACCAGAGGATTTGATTCAAACTCCTCAAGTGCTTCCTTATCAGTCGAGAAATCACGGACTCCAGGCTTGAAATTCCTGTCCTTCTTTTTCTTTTCCTTGGCTCCCTTTGTGAGCTTCTTTCCCTTGAGACCTTGTCCACCATCTTTCTTCAGTCCGAAAAGGATGTCCTGCTTCTGCTGTGTGGAGTTGATGTTGAACTGCTTGCCAGCAGCCTGGTAGATCAGTCCCTCCACCCGAACCATTTCCTTGGTCAGGTAACGGTCCAGTTCCTGAATCGCCTGTACGTCCACAGGAGCGCCTGCCAGACCCATGTCGCAGCAGACTGGCGTGACTGCCTCCTCAAGCGCTCTGATGCCGTCTAGACCCTCTGCACGGCACATCTCATCGAACATGGTCCAGAGCAGCCACGTGTACTTGGCGTCAAGGAGGGCGTACCGAGCCACCACGTTGAACGGGTGCTTCTCAATGCACTTACCAACCTCCTCCTTGTCGTAGTCCACGGAGTAGTACCACTTGGTCAGAGTCTTGAGACCCTTGTCCCTTGGCGCGTTCCGTCCCAGGTTCTCAGTCGTACCAATATTCTCGTCCAACAGCCACTGAAGAACAATGGAGTCAGACATAGGTCCGTAAGGAATAGCACCGAAATGCTTTTCCACTGAGATGAAATCAAATGTGGCATTGTGGGCAATCTTTACCCTGTCGGAAAAGAAAAGGGGACGGAGGATATCGAATACCTCAGACGGCTTGAGCTGAGCAGGAGGCTCATCAAACGTCGGAGGGAAGAGATCCATCTTCCCGGTTTCCTTGTTCTTCTTACGATACTCCCTCTTGAGCAAGACGTTGCCGTTCGGATGTCCCATGGGGATGACGATAGCCCTGCCATACGTAGCCATGGACAGCCACACCACACGGTTCTGTGTGGGGATGCCACGAGTACCTGGACCAGCGGGACCAGGCATAGTCTCCGTGTCCCATGCGAACACGTCGAACTGGGAGAAGTACTTGACCTCCTCCCGGAGCTGTTCGATGCTCGTTACAAGTCCTTCCATAACCTTCCCTTCTCTACGACGAAGCCCCCTGCATGTAGAAAGAATCTATCATGCAGGGGGCTTGTCTGTCTAGCTAGTTGCCCTTCTCACGGGCGCGCTTCTCGTCAGCCTTGCGCTTGATCTCAGCGACGATAGGAGCGAACTCCACCATCTTGTTCAGAGGCCAGTAGAACATGACCTCCTCACCGTACTTCTTCTCCTGGAACTCCTCAACCTGATCCTCAGTCAGAGGCTCCAGGTCGTAGTCGTCACGAAGGTCATCCGCCTTGAGCGGGTGAACCGTGGACTGCCAGGCACCGTTGACCTTGGTCTGGTGGACTCGGAAGTACAGCGGACGGTACTTGCCATTCTCATCCGTCTCACGGTTCAGAGGAGACGTGCGAGACTCCTCAGCCAGAGACTCAAGGATGTTCTTGAAGTTGTTACCGAACGTCCACTTACGGACAGTGTCTCCGTCAGTAGACATGTCCACGACGTTCAGCATGTAGCCGTAGGAAGCGCTACCCGGAGCCTCAGTGCAGATCGGGCAGTCACCGTGACCCGCAGCCTTGGATTCAGCCATCTTCTCCTGAGCGATAGTCAGGGCAGGGTTGACCTTGCCGGAAGCGTAGCACATGACCGGAGCCTTACCCGGACCCATGAAGTGCTGAAGGTAGTACAGGTCAGGCATCTCACTGAGGATCTTGATGACCTTGGCCTCCTTCACGTCAAGGTACGGAGCGGACACGGTCTCACGACGAGGAGACTTGGGAGCGCCCCAGCCACCTCCACCGGAGTAGGACGGACGAGGAGCGGAAGCCGACTTCGGCTCGTCTCGGACAGCCTCATCCTGAACGTTCTCGTCAGCAGGGGCAGCGACCTTGGTACGACGAACAGCCATTTGTTTCTCCTTTTGCCAGCGGCAGATAATTACGAGGTGTTACATTTACAGGTACTACTCTACACTATCGGACTGACATCAGCCAAGCTTGCGGACGAAGCTCTCCTTGATGGACAGCGGAAGCGCTGCCTCAAGCTGCGGATTCATCAGACTGAAGACCTTCTCGTCAAGGTTAGCAGCCAACGCGTCAATGTCAACGTCGGAAGCATACGTGCCCTTGACTGCGGCGAAGACGTGGTGTGCCTCGTAGTCACCGTAGTTAATCTTCATCATGGATGTTACCGTGTACTCCAGCTTGCCGTCAACTGGCTTGATGTCGTGAGAATTCTCCGTGCTGTCAACTACCGGCTCGGGAGTCTCAGGTACTGTGGTCCTCTTTGCAGCCATGCCTCTCCTATGTCTTGTTGCACTGCTTGAACAGTTCTACAGCCTTCTCAGTGAAGACTGTATCAGACAGCTTCTTGCCCTTGTCAGGCCAGAAGATGCCTTCTTCCTTGGCGATCCTTACCAACCCCTCAACCATAGCACGGGTGTACATCCTGCGTCTACCCCGTGGGTCCTTGGAGGGCTTCACGAACACAGACTTGGGTAGGATACCCTCCTTCTCCCAAGCGCGCAAGGTGTTAGGACTTCTGCCACCCAACGCAAGCGCGAGAGCGCCAATGGGGAAGAACTCTGTCTCCTTACCTTTCACGGTAAAGATGAAAGGCTTCAAATCCCATTGGTCGCTCTCGTGCTGTTGTGCTCTTTGCTTTTCCTCTATGTCGAGAGGCGTGTTGGAACCAGGAAAGAACTTACTCAGTAGCTCGTTCGATTCCATACAGATCCATCAGCCTTTCCATGTACTTTCTCGTTGTTTCGTTGTCGCTTTCACGCGACTTGTTGTAGGCAGCCTCTACGATACCGCAGAGGAAACCCCACTCAGGACTCCCCGAGTCCCGCAGGGACGCCAAGTCGGCTGGCAACGTCTCTGATGGCCCCATAGACGTACTCAAATGCTTCCTCCGATGCTGCTTGGACGTGCCACACCTCTACGTCCTCTGGAGCCTCGTGAGGATCGTGGTAATCGTAGACCTCAGCCCAGCCCTTAGGGGTGATTACATCCCATTGAGCCATAGTCTTGTCAGGATCTCCCTGACCAGGCTTTCCCAAAGCCTCTACCAAGACCTCATAGGACGTAGTGATGTGGTCAATTCTGTTACGCGCCACGAGTCTCCCCGGCATCAGAGACGAAGTAATCGTCCGCAATCTGATCCATGATGTCATCGTGAGCCTTGGCCAGGAATAGCTCCCACGCGTGATCGTATTCCGTGTACATCTGAGCTTCCTCGTAGAACTGAATGTCGTTCCACAGGGACTGTAGCTCAGGCGTCAACCGAATATGAATAGTGGGAACGTCCAGGCGTAGCCAAACCTTGTTCTCTGCCATTTTTCCTCTCCTGGAAGTACTTGTCAAGGAAGAAGTGATCCACGATCTCCACCTCTCCTTCGTAGTACCAGCCATGCTGGTACCGAGGGGACTCAGTGCACTTGATGATGTAGTACAGCACGTGGTCATCCGGATCGGTCCACGTATTCATGACCTCTACCACCCAAGGGTGCTTAGGATCAGAGCATTCGCTTGCATTGTCCAGAGTTGTGCCAACCGCAAAGTAGTCCATTGAGTCCCCTCAATTCGTCAGTCGTGTGAGTACTCGAATTGTACAACACGATGAGGAGTAACTACAACCTGTGTGTGGTCACCGAACTTGGTGCGCAGAGCATCCTCAAACTCCAGCTTGTGGATCGGAATGTCTACGTCCTTGATGCCGTCAGGGTGACCAGAGCCAGGGATGTAGTCGTACGTTCCCTCCTCATAGCGCTTGAAGTACTTCCCGTCAATCTCCTCGTAAGGGAAGTAACGGTAGCTGCTGTTACGTGTGTACTCCAGCTCCCTATCGTAGTCCTCCTTGGAGACTTCCACAAGTCTGTCCTCGTAGAACTCCCCATCAAGCCAGTGCTCCGCTACTTCCTCGTTGGAGGTGACGCAGAGATCATACACGCTGAACTCACACGGCTCACCATCGTTGAAGTACGGAGTGTACTGGTGCCACGTAGCAGCCTTGACGCCGTTGTAGAACGCCTCCTTGAAGTACGGGTAGAGTTCTTCAATGTCCTTGGGCACGTAGCTTCTACGAGAGTGATGGGCAGGCTCATCCCCTTCAATGGGGATGTCCATGAACTCTCTTACGTCCTTATTCAGCCTCGTCAACCTTGCCTCCAAATAGCTTTTCGAAATTGCCTAGTTCCTTACGCATTCCACCAGACATCCAATCGTTCTGGAGAATGTCAACGCGCTTGATGTAGTCCGCGAAGCTGGGAAGGAATCCCAGATCCTCAAAGATATGCCTTTCGGCAATGAGGCGGACAGGAACCTGTACAGATCCATGTCCGTTCTTCTTGGCTACCGTGATGGTCTTACCGAAGATTTCCTGGCACAACCAAGTACCTTCGGTGTGGTGATACAGGGCACGATGACGTACGTCACCGATGCTCTTCTTAGAGGAGTCGATGAACTCCTCAATGGGCAGGTAGTCCTCTGGAGTACCGCCCCACTTCCTTGCTGCTGACACTGCGTGATGCCAGGAGTTCACCAGCCAAACCTCTCCTCTGTTTCGTCAGGCACACGCTCTTCCAGCTCTACAAGGCTCAGGGAAACGTAACGAGTGCCCACCTCGTAGCAGTCACTGTCTTGCAGCTCTGCAATGAGGTAGGGCTTCCCGTCCAGAATCACCCAGCCGCGTGGTGTGGTGTTCATACCTCTCCTCTACGGGACATGGCAATGTACTCCCGCCACGTCACAGGACAGCCAGGGTACGCCTGACAGTCGTCAGAGTCTCCCACGTAGTCATGCGTGTGCTCGGGCGTACGGATGATAGCTAGCTGGTGCATCTGCTCTTCGTAGTAGTCAGCCACCAGCTCTGTGAAATCCCAGTCGCCAACCGTGATGTCAAGCTCCTTGATGACCTCAAGCATTTCCTCCTGTGTCAGAGACATAAGAGAATGCACAACATCAGCCGTGTCAACGTCAGCCTCAAAATAGACCCTACTCATCAGCTTCCACCCACACTTCCTTTACGACGGACTTCTTGACGACCTTGGTCAGCTTCAGTGGCTCAGGCTCTACGCCCCAGCCTCCTCTGAAACTGCTGTAGTCCTGGTGTTCTGTGGCTCCTGTGGACCAATTGACGCGCCAAAAGGCATCATCGTACTCCACAATGGACTCGTAAACGATATCCCATCGTGTAGTGTCGATGATTCTCTCTTCTACGCTGTCGTAAACCAGCTCCTCTACCTCTTCAGCAGGAAGCGTAATGGTAACAGCCATCAGATGTCGTCCTCCGTGATCTCTCCATTGTAGAGTTGACAGGCAGTCTCATAGCCCTCCCAATTGTCCACTCCCGCAGCTTCAAGAGCGCTGAGGAACTTGTCAGAGTCGACAAGCATCTTCCATTCGGACTTGTCCACGACAATCTGTGTGTCGTCTACAGGTACTCCTGCCATACTGCCTCCTTCTAGTAGTCCATAACCGTACCCATCCGCAATATGAATGGGTACGATTAAAGGCAACTAGCAGCCCTTGTGGTTGTACTTCATCTTCTTGACCTTGAAGCCCTCAGCCTTGTCAGCCAGAGAGTTCCAGGTCTCCATGGAGACGTTGAACCACACGTCGTTCTCACCGTTCACCTTGTCCAGCTCCACGCAGTACTTAGCGGGCTTGGCAGGCTTGTACGGCCTGTCAATAACCTTCTCCGTGTACGTCTCAGGCTTGGTGGTCGTGACGGAACTCTTGCAGATACCCTTGACGCGACGCGTACACGTAGTAGTCGTCTTGTTGCGCGTCTTGGTGACCATGTGGCTCTTCTCCTGCACAGCAGGCTTGCCCGCCTTGTACTTGGTCTCATCGAACACACCCGAGACCTCCTTGGGCTCACCGCAAGCAGTAAGCGCCAGACCAAGAATAGCAACGCCCGCAACAGCAGAACGAACCTTCATTTTCTCCCCTTTATTCAGCGATTGGATTGAAAGCCCAGGTCACTGTCTCTGTGTAGCCCTTCTCAAAGGTCTCATCGTCAATAAGATCCTGAACGAAGAGATTCCACCAGGCATCCTGGTCAACGACTTCCACCATCTTGATTACCTCAAGGTGGTGCTCTGTGAAGTCCTCGTCAGATACGCCCTTGATGTACTCCTTGATGAAGTCTTCATTGAGACGCTTACTGGACTTGCGTGTGTACTGAAGTGCCTGGAAGTTATCCTCCCCCATCTTCACGGGGTTGTCAAGCTCCAGCACCTTTGAGCCAGCCGCATTCTCTCGTCCCTGGGACTTGATGTACGGTACCAACTCGTCTCGTGTATCCTCCAGCTCTCTCTTGAGCTGCTTCATCTCCTCTCGGAGAGTCAGATACTTGGCTAGCTTAGTACGAACGACGATGTCAGTCAAGGTAGTCCTCCAAGAACTTAGTAAGGCTTCGCGCTGTAGATTCCAGCTTACCACCCGGCACTGACATTCGTCCACCCACGATGGCACCTGCAACCTTGTTCTTGAAGTCCAGCTTGGCTCCCTGGTACTCCTCCACACTATCAGCTACGATCAGGTTGTCAATGTAGACATTCCGGAACGTACTGGACGCTCTGACGTGCCTTCCGTTGCGCTGCTTGAGTGCTCCGGAAGACAGAGGTCTGTCGTAGTTGATCAGATGAGAAGCCATGAAGAGGTCTACACCATACCCTCCCGCGTCCGAGGACAGGAAGAGTCGTGTGTCAGGATCTTCACCGAACTGTGCAATAGCTTCGGCTCGTTCCTTGCCGTTCATTCCCCCATGAAACAGGACTGGACCATACTTGTCAAGCCTGTCTGCCAGCAGGGGTAGGATGCCCTTGAAGCGGCAGAACACGATCACCTTATGAAGGAGATCCTGTTCCATGTACTCTTCCACGATCTCTACGCACGCGTCAAGTTTCGCGCCATGCGAGCCTTCCGGAAGAAGTCGTCCATCAGCACGTAGTTGCGACGCGTACTTAGAGCCATGGTTCGAATCGGGATCGTCGTAGGCTTCAGCCGAGGCTCGAAGAAGCTGCGGGTCATCGAGAAGTAGGTGTAGCGCAAGTAGTCGAGACGTGATCCTTCCTGTTGATGAATCTCCTTCGGATGCATCACCACCCTCATAGTATCGAGAGAGGTCCAGGGAGACTGTGGGTCCCGCCATACGAAGTTCGGCCAAGAGGTCTCGTGCGATGTAGTCATACAGCTCCTTAGTGTGGGGGTCCATGTCGACGTGCACGTTGTATTCTTCCACAGTGGGCATGAAGTCCGCAACCTCAGGATCATCCTTGCGCTTATTGACACAAGCTGTCATCAATCGGGCATGGAGTTTGTCCACGTTGCGGTATCCCGTAATGATATTGGTGTAGACATTACGCTCAATGTAGGCGTCTTCAAAGTCACGCCAATTACCGAATACGGAATCATCAATCCATTCCATAATCGAAAAGACTTCTTCTGCTTTCCCATTCTCAATAGGTTCAGCAGTCAATCCAATTCGATATGGAGTTCTCACGCTTTTCTTTATGGTTTTTGTCTGTTGAGGTCTGAAATTCTTAATGGAAGTAACCTCATCCACAAGCGCTAGCTCGGGCTTCAGAGCCTCTATGAACCAGGTGTCGGAGACTACCTGCCTCAGACCCATGACAACGTACGAGGGACGCTCCTGGAGGGCTTCCTGGTACGCCTTCTTCCTCTTGGCAGGAGTCAGTGAGCCGTCGATGACCACACAGTCCTGGTCCGTGAACTCCCTGATCCTGTTAGCCCACTGTACCGTGAGACTTGAGGACATAATCAGCAGTGCGCAGTCTACCTCTCCCTTGTCTCGTAGTTCCTCAATGGCGTGCAGGGACACCACTGTCTTTCCTGTACCCAAGTCCAACGCAAGAAGCGCCCGACCCCTTGATGTAATCAGGGCGGACGCTTCAAGCTGGTAAGGTCTTAGCTCACCTTTGAATGTCATATCCTAGCCAGCGGCAGAGCCACGGAGGTTAGTACCGCTTTTCGAATTTGGTTGTCGGTAACCTCTGGCTCTCCGATGTCCTTCCCTTCTATTCCGGAGTAATTCAGAAACTTGATGCTCTTACCGGAACGAAGGTACTTCTGCCTAAGCTTTCGGGCTTGCTCTCTTCCGGCGTCATCATTGTCTAGAGCAACAACAATAACATTTACCCGGTCGAATAGCAAATCCATTTGTGCCTCAGTCACTTTCGCCCCGTACGAGGCGACTCCTCCCGTGATTCCTGCCGTATACAGTCGTAGGCAGTCAAGGGGTGACTCCAGGAGTACGGCCATCGGACCTTCAAGTACGTCAATACCGAAGAGAGTCTGGCCTTTAGGGATTCGCGCTGGCTTGTTGTCAAAGTAGCCGTCTCCCTTCTCTTGATATCCCCACAATTCATAGGTGTCAGGGTCCCGGACAGGGAGAATCCAGTGCTCACTCTCCCTGTCCCACAAGACACCGTAGTGACTTACACTTCCCTCAGAAAGCCTTCGTCGTTCTCGGGCTCCTGCGGGAGGTGGACCGAAAAGAGCCAGTCGTGACTCATTCCACTCCCGACGTGGCACGAACTGTTCACGGTCAGCGGGAGCCTGAAGATATCTGCGGACTCGTTCGATTCCACCACGACTACGGACCCACGCTGCTGCGTCTGCACGAGAGACATTCAAAACCTCCTGGACTAGAAAGACGAATGAACCTTCGAAACCACAACTGAAGCAACTGTGCTGCCCTGTGGTCAAATTGACCGACCACTTATCAGGTTTGCTTTCCTGCCGCCCCAGATTTTCCAGGTGGCCTGGACAGAACGCCCAGGCTTCCCCGTCCTTCAACTTTACCGCTTGGATTCCCAGTTCGTCAAGGGCTCCGAGAACGTCACCCGGAACCGGGATACCGCCTGCGCCCCAACCACTAGAAGTCCGTGTTGTACTCCTCATCATCGTCGTCCATCAGCTCCGTGTCAAGGTCGTCATCCATGGCTTCCAGCTCCGTGAATGTGCCAGTGTTGAAGTCCATCTTAACCAGACACTCGGTAGGAGTGCCACGCCTGGTCATGATGATCTTCAGCTTACGGACATGTACATCCTCTGTACGCTCCACACCGATCACCACGTTGGAGTACTGTGCGAAGGCACGGGAACCCATCATGGAGTCGTTGTTCAGCGTCTCGCCCTTAGTACGGGCAGGAGTCGACTGAGTGACGTCAACGATACAGATTTCACGGTTCATCGCCATGAACTTCAGGCTGGACACGATGTTGGCCAGAGCCTGAGGAGAGCCCTTGTCGAACCCTTCCTCGTCTTCCATCATGTACACACCATCAACCACGACGATGTCTGGCTTGAGTAGGTCGATCTTAGCACCGATTGCTGTGACTGTCATGCAGTCCTCAGAGAAGATCAGCGGAGGCAGGTTCTCTGTGATGTGAACCGCTCTCTCCAGAGCGCTCCACTCCTCGTCGCTGATGTTACCACTGAGAAGCTTCATGTCATTGATGCCCGCACGGTACGCGTCAAGACGCTGCTCCTGCTCTTCACACGTCATCTCGAACGTGATGTAGAGTACCCGCTTACCGTACTCCTGCGCAAACTTCGCCATGAGCAGGGCGATCACCGACTTGGAAGCCTTGGGCAGACCCGTCAGGGTGATGAGCTGACCCGGTTGAAAGCCCTGTGTGGCCTTGTCAATCGTCTCAAAGCCTGAGGGGATACCAACGATGGCTCCAGGGTTGTTCTTGCGCTCACGGTACCGCGCAAGACGTTCCTCACCGTTCTGAGTGATATCGACATCCCGAGACTTCGGGACATCGTTGTGGATCTTACCCACGAGTGCACCCAGACGATTGACTGCCATGTCAATGTCAGGGATCTTGGACTCACCATTCAGATCCACCTCGTCCATGTACCCGACAACTTCACTGAGGTGAGCGTCGATGATACTGCGGACGTGCTGCTTCTGCATACGCTGAATGATATCGCCCCACGGCTCGTCAACCTCAACAAGCTTTACCTTGGGACAGTCGTTGACCATGACTCGCAGAGACGGTACCTCACCATGGTCACGGTAGTACTCCGTGATGTAGGTGTACGCATCTCTCCAGTCCTTATGGGTGAAGAAGCGAGGCTGGATATCTCCTGCCTCCGCAATGGAGCCCTCCTGGATAATCTTGGATACCAGAAGCTTTTCCGGATCAAGAACTCCCGCCATGCCCTCCCCTTTCTATGTGATAAGTCCCATCAAGTTCAATTGGTCAGGGGTGCAGTACTTCCCCTTGCCGCCCCACCTTAGCATCCTCTCCGCTGCGGGATCAAGGACTGCCAGGATGGAACGGTCGTACACAAGCTCGTGCATAAGCTCCTGCTCATCGTAGGCGACAACATCACCAAAGAGCAAGTTCTTCTGATCAAGCTTGTTCCGTACAGCGTCTGCAAAGTCTGCACCATAGAACGTCAGGATGTCAACCCTGAAGTTGTAACGGAAGTACACGTCACGCATGCCCTGTTTGGTGGGCTCGTTCAATACATACTGGTTTACCGCTTTGTCCCATTGTTTACGCTTACGCGCCAACGCCTCAAGGGCCTTGCTTTTAGTATCCGGAAGGATACCAACAAGACCCTCAAAGACGATATAAACGCGAGGGAGAACGGTGTTACTCAGTTCACCCTTCATCATGTGGCGACGCTCCAGAAGGTGCGCTCTCAAGACGTGCGCGGAATCGAGCTACCTCCATTTCGATCACGTCCGGATTCAGAAACTCCACCTCACGGGAGTTGCCATCCTCGTCCAGGAACGTACCGAACGATGTGAACGCCTCATCAACAGCCTTGAACAGCTCCTGGTTGTTCTCGTTCGGGTCAGGGCAAGGTGCAGTGCTCATTACTCTCCTTAGAAGTCTTCTTCCTTACCACAGCGGCAGAAGGAGCCACAGTGGCCGTTGTCGTCATCAATCCAGTGGTAGATATGCTGGTGCTTTCCCCAGCCCCCACCAGATCCGTTGGAGACAGGCAAGTCCTCTTCCCACAGATCCTTCTCGTCATCGCGGCAGCAGCCATCACAGCCGTGAATCCAGATGGACTGACCGTACCCGTTCTTCGCCATAAAGCTAGCAGAGTCAGGGTCAGGATGTCCAATCCCGTGGTCACAGATACGTTCGATCAGGAATCCTCTGTCTTCTCGCATGAATTGCTTTGCGTCAGACAGCGGATGATACGACGGATTGTGAATTGCGCAACCGTTGATGTCGCAATCAACAGTCCGCTTATGTACATAGAACTTACGTCCCGTGCAGTCTTCCCAAGTGTCATGGAGTTGTCCATAGTGCTCTAGGGTCTTCTCTTCGGCAAGCTTTTGCTCGTGGAATTCCTGCATGAATTTGAGAGAAGCATCAGTAAAAGCCTCCCTGAATTCAGGGTCCGCAAGGTCTTCCACGAGGTCCGCCCAGAACTGACCATAGTCAAACTCCGGACGGAAACCTCGTCTCTTCATTCTCAGAAGCCTCCACTGTCACACGAGCTGCTGGAGCTGGAAGAACTCGTGTCGCAGGACGACCCACTACCGTAGTCGTTGTCAACGGACACTGTGTTGCCACTGTAGCTGTCCACCCACACGACCTGCTGACGGTACTTGCTGTAGTTGCAGGACATCTTGTGAGCCCTGCCCTTTCCTACCTTACAGATACGGCAAATCGTTGCCATGATTACCTCACTTCTGCGTATACGGCATTCTTGGTGACATTCCAAACCCGGTAAGGTTTTCCTGTCTTATTGGCAGAAGCGCGGGCAGTGTTAGCACCACCCGCCTTCCGTACCTTACGGTCCTCTACCCAGCGACCGTTGATGAACACCTGAAGCTCGTAGTCGTCACTTGCTTCGTGACGAACAGCCACCTAGAAGTCTCCCTCCGCAACCTGAAGAACGTTGATACCGAGCTTGCGGATACGACGAACCACACGGTCGCGGTCGTCCAACCACACACGAACAGCGTAGTTGTCACGGACGTAGGTGTCAAACAGGAACTGCTTGACATCAGCGTCGTTGACAGTCTGCTGGTCAGCAGGACGCATGAACAGGTGGTCAAACTCCACGTCGTTGTCCCTGAGCCACTTCTCCGTGTCCGCACGGACGTTGTTGATGTCCGGACGACCAGAGAGGACGATGATCTCGTACCCCGCAGCGTAGTACATGTCCACGAGATTGGCAATGTGGACGTGCAGTCCATCGGTGTAGACCTGAGAGTAGTCGTACGGAGACCTGTGGTCATGCCGTGCGAGCGTACCGTCGATATCCACAACGATAGCAGGGCGCGCACCCACCTTCGGGAAGTAACGAGGCGACAGCACCACGTCGTTCATGAACTCGTCCGTGAGCCTCCAAGGCTTCTGAAGCTGACGAGCCATGCCACGAATGACGGAGGCTCCCACAGGGTTCTCACGCTGTGCGTCACGCTCAATGCACACATCCACGGGAACGTCCGTGAAGTCAGCAACATGGAATTCCACGTCACCATCGAACAGCTTCTTGATGCGGGTGGGAGACTTCTTGTTCAGGTTCGTGTCGTGCACGATGATGCTCTTCCCTTCCTTGACAGCACGGGTGATAATCCCGTCCTGAATCTTGGAAACGAAGTTCTCCTGATCCTTGGTACCCACGGCACCGAAGCCCAGCATCTGACGAATGTCATCCCGAGAAGTCAGGACCATCTCGCCATCGAACTGCTCAGCGTGCTGCCGAGCCCACGTGCTCTTGCCCGATCCCGGAAGTCCGGTCGTCAGGATTACCGCCACTGTCTCCTCCTTCGAATATGGGAGCTAGAAAGTCCCATTGCTTTTGTTGATCGAACGTCAGCCTACCATGTTCCTGCTGGACTCGCCAGAGGTAATTGTAGAGACGTTCCCACTGCTTCATGATGTCGCTACCGACGTACGGCACTACGACCAATCCCTTCTGATCTCGATGAGAAGAGCGTTAGCCGCATCCGTGTTCGGTTCGTATCGTACATGAGGCTTTCGCTCGTTGAACAGCCTCTCGTAGTCTGCCATAACTTCACGAGCCACGTCAAGGTCTCCGTTACCGACACGGTGTCCGAAGTTTCTGACCTGTGCGGCCTCCAACTCGTCCAACTCTACCGAAAGCTCACCCGTTCTGTAAAGACCGTAACCCTGGATAAGGAGACGGTACAGATGACGTGCATGCTTTTCGGTACGCTTCTTCATGTCGGAACCGAAGTCCCCACGACGTTCCAGAAGCTTGAACTGCTGAGTAGCGTAGCCGAAGTACGCGTTCCTGACAAGCTCCGCACTGGCGAACCAGTGGCGTGAGTCAAGCAGGTACTCACCAGGGGTAGAAATCTCCTCGTAAGCCCAGTCAGGAAGCCACAGAAGCTCCAGGATGGACGGGTTGGACTTCAGGGCCAGACGCATGAACTTACCGATCTCATGGTACGTCTCGTCACGTGTGGCGCTGGTGGTGTGCTTGGTGAGATCCTTGTCCTGAACGAGCGAGAGCCCCAAGAACAAGTCTTGAGGCTCTGCGTAGATACCCATAATGTCAACGTCCGACTCAGGGGTAGCCAGCCCGTAGGCACAAGATCCCACAATCCCTCGCAGGATTGTGTTCATGCCTTATCCCTTCTTCATGTTTTCGACGTTCTCGATAATGCCGTCGCCAATGTATGGCGTGAAAATACTGGAAAGCGGATTGGGGTCAGGGAATTCCAGCTCAATCATGTTGATGACATCCTGGAGAGCCTGGTTGTACCCAGTCTTGTAGCCGTCCTGCGCACCCGCGTGGTAGTCACTTTCCATTCTTCACCCTCCGGGCAATACGGTTGGCCATTACGCGGACACTGACAGGCTTCCGTGCCTCCTTCAGCACAGCCTCAATCTCGTCCCGCAAAGTCTTGTCTCCCACTTTTTTCCTTTCCTAGTAGTCGACGCCGTGAGCCTTGACCGCAGCCCAGAACTCACCCTCAAGGGTCTCGAACTCCGAGAAGAAGTCGACAAGCTCATCCCACTTCTCTGCCACGTCATCAGGCAGCTCATAATCAGTGCTGCGAAGTCCGTATTCAAGAGCGGAAGGAATGCCACCTTCCCAGTCAATCTTGCCGACAAAGTCTTCAAGGTCATTGCTCGGCTTGAATTCAGTCATGTGTTTCTCCTAGTCCTCATAATTCTTTCGTGAATCGGACCCTGCCATCTGAACAGTTTCGAATGCTTCCTTACGGAAAGAATCGAAAGAGGGTCCATACACACTGTACATGTCGTCAGGGTCAACGTTCGTCGTGACGATGGTAGGACGGCTGTCCTCCACCCTACGACGGATCAGCTCGTGCAGGATGCTCTCCGTGAACCCGGAGGTTGTACGGTGCTCCTGCCCAATGTCGTCCAGAACAAGCAGAGTGGCCTTCTCAGCCCTTCGCAGGACTCTCCTGGCCTCTTCCTTCTCCTCGCTCTCCTCCTTGGCGTACGTGGCTGTCAGAGCGTTCTTGTAGTCCGCAAAACGGATCATGAAGACGGAGTAGTTAACGGACAGCCACTGAATCTCAGTGGCAATAGCAGCCGCAAGGGTCGTCTTACGGGTACCGTTCTTACCCCAGAGCATCAAGCCCCGACCGATGTCCTCACGACGTGCCGGATACTGACCACGCTCACGACGACCAGGACTCACGAAGTGGTTCTTGAAGTTCTCCACGAAAGCGTACGCAATGTCCTTGGCATCCTCACCAGTAGGATCGTTGGGCACGTAGTCGTACAGTCCCAGGTCACGGAAGCGGACCGGAATACCGGCCTTCTCCCACTTGACATGATAGTTGAAACCCTCAACCTTGCCCATGTTCCTCCTTGTACTTGTCGTAGTGCTGCTTGGCCATCGTAGCAGACCTGAAAGCATCCCGGAAGGCTTCCCAGGTCCCAATGGATCTGGCCTTCTCCAAAGGAGTCATCTCCTTCTCAGGTACTTCCTTCACTTCCTCCTGCTGTGGCTGTAGCTTAGCACTGTTCTGCTCAGCACGGTAGAGGAAGTCTCTCCAGCCGGGATTAGGTCCCCTGGCCAAGGGCTCCTTGACATAGAAGTCAATGAGTTCCTTCACTTCTTCCTCAGTTTTACCAGCAGTGCGCCACTTTTTCAACTGTGACGCTAGCGCAGTGATGTGAGTCAAGGTGTAACCGTTGCTCCACGGAGCGGAGCGTACTTCACGGTCAAAGTACTGCGCAACCTTTACAGCATTCCACTGAACGACAGAGGGGGACCCCTCATCGGAGTCCCCCCACAAGTCGCTCAGGACATCGTCGTATCCCAAGGCTTCCTCTCAAATAGATCCATGACCTGCTCCACGTGAAGCCAGTCACTCACTCCGTCACCATAGACCACGTAAACCATGCCCTCGTCGTCCACGTCCTCCACAACCGCGTCACGCTCTACAGCGTCCATAGGCAGGTCATTGGAAGGATCACCGGTGATAGTGTCGATGTACAGAAGCCGATCGCCCACCTCATAGATGGTGTTGTAGTCCTCGTCAGTCACTGTACTGCCTCTCCAGTAGAAGTTCAAGGTAGTGAATGGCCTTCTGGATATCTTCACGGCCATTCTTCTTTCGGTGTCTTGCCAGATACTTTAGGGCACTGCCCTCGTAGAAGTCAAGCCCCCACGCGTCAATGACGTCAATGGGCTGAAGGTCACCCTTGTAGTGGGTACCTCCTACTTGCTTCTCACTGGCTGAGACCTCTTCCCCACGGGTCTCTGTCTTGGGAATAGCCTGCACTACAGGCTTCTCCTCTGTCAAGACCACACGAGGCTTCTCGTCACTTGGACGCCACACGTAACCATCTCCTCGGTGCACATAGTGAGGACCCTTCAACGCGCAGCTAGCAACTACGGCGTTGAAGGGACTCGCGTACTGAGAAGGACATACCTTCTCGTCACTCATGCATCGTCCAGGCGCTTGTAGAGATCATAGGCCATGTCCCGCACCTCCGCAAGGGTGTTACGGTGGTTGTGGACCTCCGTCTCCAGCTCGTCCACGTACTCTGTGTCCTGCCCGTTAACGAGCTGATCATATTCCTCTTCGCTGAGGAATACACCATCAGTCCCGTTCCAGGACATAGGAATTCCAATATCCACTACTTGTGATCTCCCATCCACTTGTCCATGGCCGAATGTCTGGCCATGCTTGCCTGCCTGTATTCCCACTTCTCCACAGCCTTCTCAGCCGCAGCTCTGATAACTACCTCAGGACTAGAACTTCCGTGGTCATCTACATGGAAGATACAGTAACTGATCTCTGCACTACCGAATCGACGCTTCTTTCGAATAGCCACCTTGTGGTACCCGAAACCAGCCATACCGATTCGATAGAAGTACCCGCTCGGGAGCGCAGGGGCTCCCAGAGCGAGCATTTCCGTCATCGTCACTTGCCCTCCCGCAGCATGTCCGTGAGAGCGTCAATCGTCTTGGCGTACGCCTGAGACATCTCCTTGATACCTTCCCCGAGCTGAGCCATGGACTCCTTGGAGACCACCAGCTTACCATCAGGGACCGACACGGCAGCCTGAGCGCGAGACACGTCCTTCCACAGGTCGGGAACCTCCTCAGGAGAAGGCAGATCCTCAGGCACAAGGGCACCAGAGGCCACGAGAGCCTTGTACTCCTCAACGGTGGGCTTCGGCTGAGGACGCACGGGCTCCAGACCCTCGGGAAGCTCAGAGTGCTTTACGAACGGGCTACCGCCAACCTCAACGACATCCCCAACCTTGTACTCCTTCTCCTCCTTCGGCTCCTCCACCACAGGCTTGGGAGCCGTAGCCTTACGGGGAGCTGCTGCCTTCTTCGCAGCAGGCTTGTCCGTAAGAGGCTTCTCGGCAGGAGCCTTTGCAGCAGCGCGCTTACGCGGAGCCGCAGCCTTCTTGGCAGGCGCAGCGGCAGCCTTGGCAAGCTTCTCCTGCTCCTTCTCCGCAGCAATACGGATAGCCTCCTTGGTCTCGAACTCCTCACGCTCCCGCTCTTCCTTCAGGATCTCGTCCGTCGTCTTGAAACCGGGGAACGAGTCGATCATCCCGTCAAGGTTCAGGACGGGAATGGACTGGTAGTTCTTCAGCTCACCCACCAGCTTGACATCTTCGTCCTCGTTGTAGACCACCACGACAACAACCTCATTGCCCGCCTTCTGGCGCTCAACAAGATCAGACATGGCAGTCTCCAGAGCGCCAGAAGACATGGTGACTCCGCGCTCCTCCGCCATGGAGGAGGTGACTGCCTTGGCCACAGACTTGTGCCCAGCGTCAGGCTCCACGTAGGCGTGAAGAGGGTAGTTCGGCTCATCACCATCACCGATGGCCCACTCGTTCAGGACACGGCTGAGAGAGTTGGAGAGGTTCTTCGTGTACGGCATCAGGATAGAAGCTTCACGCTCATCCCGGTCACCGAAGATGTAGTCCTCCACGTTGTCCACGAAGTTCTTGATCGTGGTGGTACCCGTTCCCGTGAGAACGATGTACAGATCCTTGTCGTAGTCCTGGCCCATTCCTGTTTCCTCCTGTTTCGTTGGGGTGTGTGAGCTAAGTTCTATCAGACCAGCAGAGTGGTGTCAATCCGCATGGTCATGCGGTCGTTACCCTCACCCTTGAAGAATCTCCAGAGCCGACCCATGGCGTCCAGCTTGTCTCGCTCTTCAATGGGTACGTACTCGTTGTCCGGGCACTTCCAGCCTCGCATGTACTGGTTCGCCTTGTCAATCGACATGGCCACAGCTTCTACGTCATCCCACCGGTTCTCGTCAATGCCTTCCTTCCAGTGGTAACGCATGATTACGTACATCTTGTCGTCCATTGCGACTATCCTCCTGTATTCGAGAGTGTTGTGTCAACTATGGAAGCGGAGGGAGTCCTGACCTGCGAGGATTGATGATCACGGGCGGACCACTCCTACGCACAAGGCCGTGTACGAACCCCGCTGCGCTTGCAACAGCGAGCACACTCAACCACATCAGTGGCAGGAAGTAAACCCCTAGCGCGATCAAAGCAAGCAGAGGTAGCGTAGCCCACACAGGAACACGCGGCAACGCATCGTACAGGTACTCGTACGTACCTGAGGTTGCTACAACAGACAGTACAATTTCCAAAATCATGGCTCTCCTTCGTTGGTTAGGGCACCACTGTAGCACACTTGACAAGAGCTGCACAGGGGTGTAAACTGCATCTTGATAAAGCAAAAAAGAAAAGGACTATAGGAGTTTAATTCCTATAGTCCTTTTCTCTATTTATGTAGGAGGTTGTGCATATAGAATTGTGTAATTTGCTCCTACTGGTACATTATCTGCTACAACTTGCTCTACGCGCGAACGCTTGTGAGTCAAGTCCTGGTAGTAATGTGTTCTGGACATGTTTCTCGTGGATTCCCACAGATAATTAGCACTTCCGAAATCACCATTGAAGTGATCAAGAGGCTTGTCTGTCTCGGTAACCATTACTGAGTCAACCCAGTAACTGAATGGAGGAGGACTTCCAAGAACATCATCTCCGTATACCCACACCCAGATATGGAACTCTGGCAATGCCTGCGTAGGCAATGTGTACGTAGCTTCCAGTCGTACCCAGTCTCCGTCAATGTTCTGAGGTCTGGTTCCATTGGTTGCCTGGCTGTACATCATTCCGTTGTCCACAGAAGTGGAGCCGAATTTCCCTGTGCCGTTGGCATCGTAGAAACTCATTCCGATGTCAGGACAGTTAGGACCCTTACGTACCCATACGGAGAAGTTGTACGTGTGCCCTGCCTTGAGTCCCTGAATCTGTGGCAGAAGTCCTGCCCAGACACGAGTAGACCCTAGGCCGATCTTTGCCCCTGGTGACAGAGTGGTTCCTGTACCTGAGTAGTCGAACACGTCGATACGCGCAGAGCCTAGGCTCTTGTATCCCACACCGCTGTCCCAGTTGGCTGTGAAGACATCTCCGAAGTTACCTACCAAGCCTGCGGCGAATGATCCCCAGCCCGTGATATTGGCATTGAAACCAGAATTCATGGCGTAATTGATTTCGTCCGCCTTTACCTTGATACGCAATTCACGAGGATTTGTGTAAGCAGTAGGCGCATTCGATGTGCTTGGAGATGTACCCGTAATGAAGTGGTTATCCATGTAAGCGGTCTCATCTTCAGGAGCACCCGATACGACAATCACAGGAACAACGGCTGCCTTTGTGGCTGTGCCGGAAACTGTGACGGAATGTGTGCCCTGCTGCCAGTCACCATTACCAGGATGCGTATTCATATTGGTGATCGTACCGTTGTTGTACGTTGCCGCAACGATAGTGCCTGCGTCATTGTACTGACAGATAGCTGTGAACCACTGGGCTCCAGGTCTGTCGAGAGATACCCACACAGACGCACGGATAACCTCACCTGGTGTCACCTTGCAGAATGCCTTCTCCGTTGGGAGAGGGAAGTACACCTGAAGACCCGAAGGGATCGTCTTAGGAGACTGTGTAGCGCCTCGGAAGACCATACCCCCACCGTACTGCCCGGAGAACGGTCTAGCGCTTGTACGGGCCACTGTGCCGCTTCCTCCCTGCCCCAGAGAGTACTGAGGAGCGTAGCAACACAGGGTCTGGTACGAAGCAGCGTCCAAGGACAGACGGTTACCGTAGTTGTTGTTCTCCTCAAACTGCACATTCGTAACGTACTGTGTGTTGCCATCAGGAATGTTGTTCCATACCGCGCCTACTCCCGCATAAGCAGCACGAGGCCAGTAAGAACCATCACGATAAACACCTGGAGCCGTTGCCGAAATCCATGGTCGTCCGGTAGTGGAGTTGTTGATGTTCGGAGACGAACTTCCCAGTACACGGGAATTGGCAGCGTCAGCCTGAGTGGAATCCCAGATACCGAAGTCGGTAATACCTCCACGGATTACCTGAAGCTGAGGAATACCCACACCACCAGAGGAACCAGAACCTAGCGTCCCGATTTCCAGAGGATTGGTGTCATCAGGATAGCCGTCACCACCGGAAAGACCCTCACCAGTAGCCGACAGGACTAGCTGAGCAGGTCTCTGGTTGACGTTGGAGAAGTAGGCATTGAACGGTCCATCAGTCTCTTCCTGAGTAGCCCCGGCAAACAGCATGACGCTTACTGCATGAGAGTCCCAGGCATAACCAATAGATCCGATTTCAGTCCAGGTACTTCCGTCAGGAGAAGTCTCGAAGAAGAAGGTCTTTCCCTCTTCGTCACGAATTCTCCAGAATGCGTGGTCAACAGGATTGTAAACAGGGAAGGTCTCCGCTGTAAGGAAGACCTCCTTGTCCACAGATACGAACCCACGGAACTGTCCTGTAGGACCGAATCCCATTTGTACGTAGTTGTTATTGTTGGCCTGGATAACTACAGCCGTCTGCTGGAACTCTCCTCCCGCAGGGACAACCTTGACACTGAAGGAGGAGTCAGCAGCGTTGTACAACGCAGCACCCAGGTAGCTGGGAACAGGAGCGGAACGAAGGAAAGTCGACTCAGTATCTGTGTCAAAACCGTACGTTCCGCTTGCCATTGTCCAAACAGGATTCAGTGTCTGACCCAAAAAGGGATCAGACAAAGTCTCTAGCAAAGGATAAGACATGAATGCTCCTTATGTTCCGAGTGCGTAGCGCTGAATAAGTCCATGACGAGTTTCCGTCTGGAGATTGGTATTCGTGATAGAAGCCAGGGTAGTCAGGTTTCCTGTACCGTCACGGTTGTACTTCTTTACGATGATGCTGCTTCCATTGAGTGTAATAGTGATTCTCTCATAGTCACCCAGACGAGTCCAGGTAGCCAGAGTGGATTCGATACCACCCAATAGCAGTACCAATCTGGTTCTTGTGCAGAACCACTTGTTGCTTCCAGTAGTGCTTCTGAATACCACACCGTTGTCGTAATTCGTCTTGTCCTCATAGTCGACACCGAATGTGTATCCGATAGTTCCGTTAGCACGTCCGTCATTCACCAGTAGATAGGTGTACTTGGGCTTTGTTCCCAGTGCAGCAAAGGCAGTAGGGTTGACGCGTGCCTGTCCGAATGTGCTTTCCCAGTACGTTGCTCCTGTAGGCGTTACCGCCCAAGCCACGTTTGTGGTATTGTCCGTGTTCCCGTCCAGGTTCGTGTAGTCCGTATCGAAACGAGCAAACATCGTCGCGTTGGTAGGAGCGGTAGCGGTGAACAGTGTGTTACCGTCATCGTCATACCAGAGGATGTGCGAGCGAGCCTGTACGTTGGTTGCGGATACTGTTCTGGTCGTGTAGTGTGACGCCGTGAACGCTTGCTCCGCAGGACTGATGTACTGCCAGTAGACGTTCGATGCGTAGCGTCCTGTAGGACTCTGCCCTGTGTTTGACTCAAGGCAGGTGTACAGGATACCGTTGTGCTGCACCGTATCGCCCACCTGGAAAGGAAGCACAGCATCCCAGGAAGGATAACGAGGAATCGGAATTCCATCACGCACGAACTGACCACGTCCGACACCTACGTTGGAAGCCTGTAGCTCCCAGTACAAGTCATTTGTACCTGGTGTCACAGCTCCGATAGAGGAAGCTGGACCTGAATTACGCAATGCCTTGTAGTAGAAGGTATTGTGCAGAACGTAGTTATTCGGTACGTAATTCGTAGCGTTTGACCACGCTGGTGTGCTTAGCGTAGCAATGGACTGCACTCCTGTAATTCCTGACACAGGAGAGTTTGTCACCGCAAAGTGCAAAGCGTTCCAAGCATTGTTGCTGGCAATAGTAGGATGCACCGTACCTACGGCAACTCCAAGGGTAGACGACACGCCTGAATTCAGGTATCTGCCCCACGTAGAGAAGCCCTTTGTAGAAGGGTTCAGAAGAGTAGTCTGGTCCAGTGAGTTCACCTGGACCTGCCACCACGTGTTGGAGGAGTTGGTCCCTGTAGGTGCCTGCGCTGCTCCCTTTGCCGCAACAATGTTCTTGTAGTTGAATCCATTGTAGGAAACAAACTGATTTACGAAGTAATTCGTGTCAGCATTCCACAAGTCATACGAAGGATGCGCAAAAGCTGACTGATCAGAATTCAGCATCATGTTCGGACCGATTTCCAGTTCGGAATCCCATCCGGTAATCGCGGCAATTTCGTTGTGAATTCCATTCCAAGTTCCCTTGAGACGGTAGTTAACAGACGCGTTCTTGATACGGGTACGGCGCAGACGTGGTGATGAGATGTAGTCTGTGCTGACTCCGAACTGCTTGCCTAGCCATTCCAGATTCTCTGCGGACACAAGGTCCACGTCATTGAGGTTGAGAAGCTGGTCGTACTCTGTCTTCATGTAATCGAACTGGTATCCGAATAGAGACAGGTAACGTGCAAGCGATGGGTTGTCAATCGTGGTGTTGGAAAAGAGATCCGATTTCACGATCTTGTACGGCTGTGGAGTACGGTCGTACAGACGTGTGGAGTATCCCTGGTTCTTCACCGTGAGAGACGCCACGCTTCCCGCTGGATACCAGGTAGGGAAGTACGTGGTAGGAGCCCACCAAGTAGACCCGATAGCAGGAGTGTGATTGGTGTTGTTCGCCTGGAGCGACAGCCAGTATGTGCCGTTGTAGAAGACTACAGCACTCTGGATATAGGTAGTTCCCGCATTGTACGCAGCCGCATCCTGACTCATGAAAATGGAGTAGTAGTAGATAACTCCCTGAGTCAGGGCAGCGTCATCGTAGGACGTACGGATAGAGCCCACACGGGCCTCTAGAAGGACCGTACCGTCGCTCGGGGTAGAAGGGTACCCATCGGTGCTTCTGACGAGTCTCAGCTTGTTCCAGGAGTTGTCATTGGGTGAAGCCCAGGACAGTGTCAGTCTCCCGTAGTCAGTCTGAGTGGCAATGAATGGCTCAACACTCAGGCTCTTAGGCTGAGAGTAGCCATAGAGCACAGTCCCATAGATGTCTACTCCATAGCCAGTGCTGCCAGGAAGTGTTGGTGTCGTCATGCCTTTCCTTTCTACATGTTGTTCGCGGTAGGAGCGTCACGGTGATAAGCGGCAGTCAGCCAAGCCGTGGCCCACATACGCTCTCGTCTCAGTACCGCCTGATAGACGTTAAGACGAATTGCGCTTCCCTTCGTCCAGTAAATGAATGCATTGGTGTCAGCTCTGGTCAGATCCTGCCATCCCTTTGGGTAGTAGGAAGTCTGTCCGCAGAGGAATACCGTGTCAGTGGACTTGCAAATACCGATCTGGGACTTTCCAGAGCGGTCGTATTCCTGTGTCTGCGCAGCTAGGTTAGCTCCGTCCTTGTGCCATCTGATGTATCCGGAGATGTGATACCAGCCGGTACGAGGACACACGAGGTTAGAACCTCCCTGCCACATTCCGTGAGTATCCACCTGCTTTGACGTGAACACAGGGAACGTGTCGTCATTGAATGGAACTCGGAAGTTCGTAGCAGTCACACGACAGATCGGGTGTGTCAGACCACGACGTGCTGAGGCAATGCTGCTCTTGACATTCGGCCAAGTCTTCAACTGACCATCAAGAGAATCCTGGTGAGGCATTGCTCCCAGGACGGTTTGCAGTGAGGTAATCTCGTCGTACGCCTGGTTGACATCTCCTGCGTCAACAATCATCGTGTAGTTCTGACGAGCCTTGAAGCTCTTCACTGCTGTGGGAAATACGGCAGCCATTCTTTCTCCTTATGAAGCGGTAGCGGTTACTACGATATTACCTGCCTTGGGAATTTCCCACGCACGGCAAATGACATCAGCAGTTCCGGACTGGACAGCATCGCTTCTGGCCATAAGAGGAATGACCACATAGGACACACCTGGAATGGCGTTAATCGCTGCGTATACGCTGCTGACAGATAGTCTCTGACCAAAGGTCACGTTAGCAGGATCGAACAATCCCTGAATAGCCTGAGTAGCCTTTGTCTGCATAGCACTCGGGTTGTAGCGAGGGTCACAGCCCACGACTACTGGCGAACCAGTGGAGCCCACGTTCACAGAGACGAAGGAAGCAGCCTGTGCGGTCACTGTAGCCCCTGCCATGGCTCTGTCCTGTAGGTAGGTCGTCACCACGTCCAGAAGGCCCTGAGTGGGCACTGTATTGCCTACAGCAGTGATGTACACCGTGACATTCGTGTAGGTGTTGGCTACTGCATTGGCCTGAGACACAGAGGATACTCCGAGTGCCAGATTACCGAAGTCCTTCAGCGTGACAGCACGATCCTGTGTGCGGTAAGCACGAGGAGCGTTGACACGGATCTGGTCAATGGATTCCGCATTCGCTCCACCTGTCATAGCAGTGGAGGAAGACACGGAAACTCCGATAAGAGGTGTGGCGATATCCACAATCTGATTCGATGCCAAGTTTCCGACAGTTCCTCCACCCACACGGTACGCCGCGTAGATGTTCAAACCTGACGGAGGTACTGCACCATTGATGTCATCACCAAATGAAATGGTGACCACACCGTTCTCATCCGTTGTCTGAGACCAGGCTGTGTCAGTACCCACGGCGTCCATCAGTGTGGATACCTCAAACCATGGCACAAGAGGCTCTACGTCATTGACAAGAGCTGCCGGATTGTAAGCAGGATTGTCAAGGTATACCGCTACAGATCCACCGATAACCGGATTGTTTGCCAGAGTGTATTCCTGAAGAATAGCTCCACTGGAAGTCCCCAGAGGCTCTACAAGGAGCGTGTAGTCATTCCCGGTAGGCTTTCCCATGGTGAACGCTACAGAGCCCTGTGTCTCTCCTTGGATGACCTGTACAGATGCTGTTCCTCCTGAGGCTGGAACGCTTACGTCGTCCACGGTCTCAAAGATGATAGGCGCATTCAGAGACGCCACGTACTGTGTCGTCACCTGCGTACCCATAGGCACAACTACCGCAGTACTCTGTGTCTCGTCAGTCTCAAAGGTCACAGTACCAGTAGCCGCGATAGGCTGTCCAGGTGTGTAGCCAAGTAGCTGAGCCAAACGGATTACAGAAGCAAGCTGAGTAGCAGTACCAATGTAAGCCTCAGCAGCAGCGCGGTCGCCATAATAGGAGAGCACGTCCATCTCACGAGAGAAGGACTCAAGGAGCATCATCTCAAGGGAGCCAGGATTCTGGTTGGTCCATTCAGGGAATGCCACTGTAGCGTATTCCAGCATGGAATCCAGGAAGCCCTGATAGTCCTTGGAAGTGTAGTCAATACTGATTCCTGGTGTAACACTAGCCATTTGCAGGAACCTCCACTACTGTTCCACCCGTCTTGATAACCGCAGCATCCGAAACTCTACGCACAGGAGAAGCCTGGAGAGTAGGAGCGAAGTCGATTTCCAACGAAGCAATCCCGTCATTAGTCTGATTGGTAACTGGGGTAATAGACGTGACTTCTGTACCTGGCTCATAAGCAGCCATTTGTGTAGTCACGCGCTGTCTTAGTTCAGCGTCCACCAGGTTCTCATCCACACCGAACAGCAGACGGGACAAAGGGATTCCCATGTCAGCGCGCATAGCACGCTGTCCAGGCTCTGTACCCACCAGTGCACGGATACGGTGTGAGGTCTGTACATCGACATTCGTCTCGGTGGACACCGCACCGGTTTCCATTACGGTGAATGGAATAGTCATTTGTGTTCCCACGAACATCTCCTAAACCGTGTAGCGGACATTGTTAAGGCTGACCCAAAGGGTTTCCACAGAAGCAGACCCGACCAGTACACAGCTTCCATCATTGTTGAAGTCAATCTTGATAGAAGGTGTCGTACCTCCGAAGTAGTTCTGTGCTGTTGATACCACTCTCTTTGCTGGTGGAATCAAATCATCATTCGTAAAGGTTTCGAATTCCCCACCATTAGGCATGACGTATGAGCCTGCCGAACCAGATTGGTTGACGTTCATACCGCCACGCCATTCTACCCAGCGCTGACCTCCCACAGTGTAGGTAGTCCACTGGACGTTTCCCTGGCTGTTTCCATTGTGTGTGAAGCCAGTAGCCAGGGAAGCTGTGGTCCACGTGATCTGCTCATCCTTTGAAGAAGGAATGTACAGAGGCTTGTTGATGTATCCGCCATTGAACATGACCCACACAACACTGCTCACAGTAGGAACGGGGAGCGCAGAATTGACAGATTCAGCCCAGTCCAATTCTGCGTTCCCCGCAACCTGTGGAACCTTGATACGGACCCTTTTTCTATTGGAAGGGTCCTTTGTGTTTGTCACAATAGCGCGATAAACCCCATAAAGGTCATCTTGCATTTGACTGCGCTCCCAGATTGGTAGACTTCCACACACCATTGATCAGCTTGGCTCCCACTTGCTGTGTCGATGGTGACAAAGCATTCGGGGATGAGAAGTTGATGGTGTAAGACTGATTGCGCAGTACCTTCATTTCGATATGGTACTTACCACTGGCGACGTTACCTGACTTGGGTGGCATGTACAGCTTGTGTGTAGCTGACTTCACCAACCACAGTCCCGCATTGTCTTCAGGAACTCCCTGCCCTACGAATTCCACCAGCGAATTCGGCTTGACCCGTGAGTCTCCCCATACACACGCTTCGGCCGTAGTCCAGAACTGGTTTCTCTGCGAAGCAGAGTCTAGTCTCTGAACCGCCTCAGCGTATGAGTCCACTGGATAACGACGCTCGTACTTGGACAGGATAGGAGCCTTGGGAATCGACGTGAACGCCTCGTACAAGGCATACTGCTGGTTGGCGTCGATAACTCTGCCTGTCAGAGGATTGATACCCGTAACAGACCTCTTAGCCACCAGCGTCTCCGCAGTTGTCGTACCCACACTGGGCTTGAACTCTTCCAGCGTGTCCTTGATGCCCGGAGTATTCAGTGCCCAGAATTGCGGAATGTTTCGCAACGTATTCTGTGACATCAGAATGTTGGGATCAACGAAGTACAGGTCTGTGTTCTCAACGTAAAAACGATATCCAATTTCACGAGCCAGTTCACGAAGGAACTGGAAGTCACTGGAGTTCTGTAGTCGATAGTTGTACACAGAGTTGTACGGATGGATGATTCCTCTCAGGCCATTCTTTACTGCAATAGCAGAAGCAATAGCCGAAGGGCTTCTGTTCTTCCATGCGGTATTAACAGTGGACTGCATTGGCAGGCTTGTACCTACGATGGTGTACTGCACTCTGGTATTAAGCATACCCGAATACAGCTTGTCAGTGGTAGTCTTCAGGATCTTGTATGACGCTACATACCCCAGAAAGTCTGTGGTGTAGCTAGGGTACATCCCGTACGTAATACGCACTGGGGTGTTCTCACGTAGGTAGGTCCATCTATTGGTGGCTTTCGTATTTCGAATAGCAGCACCTCGTCCCAGATACTGTACATCTAGTAGTGCAATCGTGTGCTTGTCCGTCTCCTGAATGATTTGGAGGTCAGAAGCATAGTAGCCAAGAGCCTTGCCATTGACCTCCACACCGAAGAACGGACTAGCCTTGATCTTGCTAGACACTAGGAACCCTCACCTTCGTACCTCTCGGCAAGTCGTTCCAGAACATGATCTCTGGATTCGCGTCAGCAATAACCCACCACGCCTGCTCATCTCCATAGGCAGACCATGCCAGATATTCGATCTGGTCTCCGTCCTGCCAGACGTATGTGCTGTAGTTGATACGCTGCTCGTCAGGAGGGGTGATGACAATGGTAGGACGTACCTTACCGTCGATGTCTACCGCCACGATCTTGTTGGATGCGTAGCGGCTATTCGTGTCGATAGCCATTAGCCCTCACTTCCCTTACGGTCTGCGAATACGGTGAAGCCGATATCAATAGCACAGCGCACAGGCACCATCTGCTGAGAGAAGTGCGTGTACGTCACACCTAGGGACGTGATGATCCCGAAGTAGTGAAGACCACCAGGAGATCCGTAACCGAAGTACAGGTCCATAGGCACGGCAGCCATAGGACCCTGCACAACCATATTGGAACTCTTTCCTCCACGGACTCCGGGCACTTCCTGCTTGGTGTTGATTCCGCACAGGTTAAAGAATGCATTGGTGTCCACGGAGCATCCAAAGGTACCCACGTCTGTGGTCTGGTACTTGGAGTCCCACATCTCAAACGTTCTGTCGAACAGCAGAGCAAACCCTACCGTCGTATTCAGAGCCGTCTGATAGTCTCCTGTGTCTCCAGGTACGCGTGCGTAGTCTGGGAAGACCTGGTTGTTCAGGTCAATGGAGCGGGACTCCGTAATGGTGGAAGGGTTGTACAGGAAGTTCACCTTGTACTTGAAGTTGTCCCTCTCAGTTCTCGCCACCATTGCTCCACGATAGAGCGTAGAGTCCCTTGTCCCACCGTAGCCCTGCGATACCTGACGCATAGGAATGTTGAGAATACGTGGATCGAACTTAGGATTCTCAACAATGTTGTAGCCAGGCTGTGCCTTCAAAGACCATTCTTGCCCGGCAATTGGAAGTGTTGTTCCCATTTAGTGTCCCTTCTGCATTTCCTTGATACGAGCATCGTCTAGTACAGCGTCCACAATCATCTTTCCTGTGAAGCGGGCTTCCATAGGAGTCATGCCCGGAGCTGGATTGATAACGATAGAACCCTGCTGGAACACAATACCCTGTCCGCCACCGCTGTTGGAGCCGGTAGTCATCGTGTTCACAATGGCATTACGCACTGACTCAGCCTGCTTGGCAGGAAGAATCATCTCTCCCTTGTGAACACGTGCCGTGGCATCCTGGTCAAGGTTCCATGCTCCCTCGTCATACCAGTGAGGGTTCTTGGAATTCCAGAAGCTCCATGCCTTAGCAGGAGTTCCATAGCGTCCCTTGATGTACTTCAGTCCCCACTCAATCTGCTTGGCAGGACTATTACGCCATGCTTCTGTAGCAGTCTCCTTGTGAATGTTGGACATAGCCTGAGGAATTCCGTAGGCATCTGAAGTAGGGTTGTCTGCCCAGTGACGCCAACCAGACTCACCCATCCACAGCTTGTACAGAGCATCCCACTGTGAACCTGTCCATCCCATCTTGGCTGCCATCTTCTTACCAAGAGCGACGTTGGCCTTTACGTTCTTAGGAGCGTTCTTGTCGGAACCATCACTGACTCCGTTGTCTTCTCCCGAAGAACCTCCCGATGTGCTTGTAGCAGATGCGGACAGAGGCATAGCCCCTCCCGCAGATCCTCCGCCTAGCGCTGCCATGATAGCGGCTAGCTCAGAAGTTCCCCCGTAAGCGCCACCAGTGTTTCCACCGATTGTGCTTCCCTGTTCATTCAGTCCGCCCTCAGCAGTCGGGTCAGAGGATACGGAATCCATATTGCCAACGCTTCCAAGAATTCTCTTGGCGTTGGTGAACTCTCCTGGCTTGAAGGAACGGATACGAACCTTCAGTCCTGTACGCGGAGCCTCAATGATCTTTCCGCCACCGATAGCCATTACGACGTGGTGAGCGGGAGAACCATTGAACAGAAGGTCTCCTGGCTGTACCTTGTCAGTGGCTACAGACTTTCCGATCTTCTGCTGTTCCTGAGACGTACGAGGAATCTTTACACCAGCCTGGCGATACGCCCATTGAATAAGACCTGAACAGTCCCAGCCGTCTGGACCTACTCCACCCCAGACATACGGATCTCCTAGCTGCTCACGTGCAGAAGAGATGACCTCTGCGGCAGTAGCTCCACCAGCACCCGGAGCGGCTTCACCCTTCTTGCTCTTCTTCTTTGTCTTGGAAGAACTGCTTTCGCCACCAGCTCCACCGAAGATTCCGTCAGAGCCCAGAAGGCGCTTTGCAGCAGGCCACATAGAACCTGCGGAACCTACGAGAGAGGAAAGCATTCCCATAGAACCAGGCTGCATGATTCCGCCAAGGTGTGGAGCACCTGACCATACACCCGCCATTCTGGAAAGGAATGGGTGTTCCTTCTGATTCTTTGGATCACCAGCATATGCTCCAGCGTCGAATACGCTCTTGAAGAATGAGTATCCCGCTCCTGCAATTCCGGCACGGCCTAGCAGTGGGCTAAGACGACTCATCATTCCACCAGCTCCACCCGCAGTAGAACCAAGGGAAGTGATGTTGTAAACACCGTTGGCCCCACGAGTAGCGTTAAGCATTCCGCCTAGACCACGTGCAGCACCTCCTGCGGCTCCACCTCCGCCACCTCCTCCGAAGAGTCCTCCTAGACGCCCGAACAAACCGCCTAGGCCGCCTCCTCCGCCCCTCATAAGGAGCGCGGCAAGTCCACCACCCAGAAGCCCTCCTCCGAGCCCTGAGAAGCCTCCTAGGGCGTTAGAGAACGGTGTGGCCCAACCGGAGGCAGTACCGATTGCATTGTCCAGTCCTGTAGACTCCAGGAAGTCAGTCAGCGCCTGGCTGAACTTGTTCACCATGTCCGTAGCCTTCTCAAAGGCAGGAGCCAAGTGCTCAAGGATTCTTTCCTGACGGGTAAGGCGAGTAGCGTTGAGGTCACGCTGTCTCTCGAACATGGAAGCTCCGAGACCCGTGGTCTCCTTCAGCTTGTCAAGAGCATTCTTCTTTGCGTCACCAGTTCCCGTGGCAGCAATCTGAGTAAGGCGGTCATATTCCTTACGGTCCATTCCCTTATTGGCTGCCGCATTCATTCCACGGATGTAGTTCTCGTAGGACTGAATGGTGGTCTGGTTCCATCCCATGGACTGACCATAGAACTGAAGGTTGGTGGAAAGAGATCCACCCTGACGAAGCGATGCGTCCAGTTCCTTCTGAGTAACGTTGTTACGTCCCTGGAACGTACGGCGCACCATGGACTCCGCGATGTTACCCATGGAGTTCTGTCGTCCACCATTCGTGATGGTAGGAGCCAGTCCCATAGCCTGTGACATGTAGAAGGCACGGGAGGTGTATGTCTGCTGGGCAGCAGTCATTGCTCCCGCATAACCAATGGTTGGGGAGGCAAAGGCAAAACCAGCAGCCTGACGTGTTCCGGATACGTAAGCCTGATTAGCTCTTCCGCCAAACTGCGGAGCACCGAATACGTAGGAAGCAGTGTAACCACCCTTGGCCGCGTCATTGGCGTCAAGGGCAATACGGTTGTAATTGAAGGTCGTACGCATAGCTGCATTGTTGGCAGACTGATATCCGCCATTAGGAATTCCACCAGCAAGAGCAGCGTAGTTTCCGAACATGTCCATCTGCATATTGGATGACATGTTTCGGTTTCCGTAGTTGACAAGTCCTCTGGCAACTCCACCGACAACTGCACCAGCCACACCAAGACGACCCATAGCGGCTGTGACTCCAGCGCCACCACCGTTGCCGTTACCGCGTCCCTGTCCCATCATCGTGACAGCCGCACCACGCCAACCTCCACCGTTAGGTGTCTGTCCATTCAGTGTGCCGTTGTTGGAGAACTGTGCGCCTCCACCAGCTTGGCGTCCGCCATTGTTTCCAGGGAAGTTGGAATTCATATTCCAGTTGGAACCACCACCGGATCTGTTAGCACGGTTGGTCCCATTTGCCAATGACTGAAACGCCCTTGCCGCATTAGCGACAGAGCGTTCCAGGTTTTGAACTTGTCTCGTCAAAGAATCAACCGCCCGCTGGGCATCATCAGTGCCCAGCAGACGGCTGCTTCCAACGTTATTGTTGGGTGGCGGGGTTGTCATGTGCGTCTCCTTGTGGTATGCCTAAGTACATTTTACCTTAGGCTTCTACCCATGAAGGATACCGCACCACCCATCGCATTCCCAATGATTGTTTGTGCTGAATTGTTTTGCTGGTGCTGTCTCTGATATTGCTGCTCTAGCTGATACAGGTAACGCTTAACCCAGTGTCTTCTTTCTCGAATAGTCATCTTTTTCATTTCTGAAAGAGACCATCCATAAGCGTCTACCAGTTGTTCGTATTCCTGATAAGCCAGTTCATAATCAGAGTTCCTGAAACAGGATGCCCACGTTCAGTGGGACTTCTACCTCGCTCTCGCACGCGTGGCATGCGGCCTTTACCTCGTCATAGCGAGGACCAGGCTGGTTCTCGTAGATGTATACGTTGACCTTGTCACGGTCAACCTTTCCCATCTTCTTTACGTCGGTAGCTCCATTGGATGGACGGTAACTTCCGTCCTTCTCGTAGAAGCCCAGTACGCAGTGAGAAAGCAAAAGCGTCACCAGTTCAGGATCAGTCAGTGCTCCAGCGTTCTTGAAGATTTCGTTCTGCACTTCCCCAGTAGGGAAAGTCACCTTTGCCTTGCGTCCGAAACGGAGTTCCACGTCAACTTCACGCTCATTAGGATCATCAAGTTCCTTCATCGGAATGTCATTGAGATTCATCTTGAGGTCATTGACTTCTCCGCAATTCGGACAGCGTACTTGCTCAAGCTCAAACTCACTTCCGAAAGTAGCCTTGCGGATACCCAGAAGAAGTGCGTCGATGTCTCCCTGTAGCAGGGTGTTCCAAGTCTTGTTGTCAGGCTTGTCGTCCCCAAGGGACACAACGCCAGAGGACAGAAGGACTTGCACAAAGCGTCCCGGATTGTTGTTGGCTCGTGCCTTGGCAAGAGCTTCCTCGTGCTCTCCTGTCAGCTCCTGTACCTCTGCCTCACGGACGATCCCGCCCTCTGTCACCAAGCCCGCAGGGAGCTTTACGAAGGTGTCAGGGGCGGGACCAATCTCAGGAGCAGGGGCAGCAGAACTGAGAACCTTCTGAGTCAGGGAGTTCAGGGCTTCTGGGGAAGCATCGCTTCCCTTGGTTACCTGACCTTCATCATCGTCAAAAGTCATTGTGTATTGTGGTGCTTCGTATTCCACGATTCATTCTCCAGATCATTGCCGCCTATGTGTTACTTAGAAGGATACACCATTCAGACCGATAGAGGTAGCTAGCTTGTGGTCGAATCCTTCGTGAGCCAATGTGACCTGCTGCATAAGAACAGCGTTGGCTCCAGCGTCCAGGTCAGAGAATGCAATAGCCGTTGGCCATGCATTGTAGACGCGGTAGATAGCCTTTACCGGAACCTTTGGTCCTGTAACCGGGTGGTCGAGAACCATGATGTCCACGGTGGCACGGAAGTCCTTTCCAGGAGTTCCGGAACCTGTTCCCTGCATAACGGTGAACAGTTGCTTCATCCACTGCCACAAAGGACCCTTACCGACAGCAACCCCCTGAGATAGGGTGATAGGTGCGAAATCGGACTGTCCGGGCATTTTCTGCGTAGTGGTGTTCATTCCGCCCTCACGGTACGGAATAACCTCAGTTGTGATGTTCAGACCGGAAACGGTCATAAAGCCCAGTGTCGCGAACCCGGAAAGGTTCGGGTGCATGATGTTGACATTGAACTTGAAATTACGTAGAGGGTCCGTAGCAAGGTGCGCAATGGACGGAGTAGCAGTAGCGATAGGTGCTGCGTTAGTAGTAGCCATGTCTTATCTTCCTTACGCTGTCGTCGTAGTAGAGCTGGACATCTGGTTGATGTCGATAACAACGAACTCGGCAGGGCTGTTCAGCGCAAGACCGACTCTGACGTGTACTTCACCGGCCGCAATTGTTGTAGGGGAGTTGTTCGTGTCGTCACACTGTACGAAGAACGCTTCCTCTGCTGTGGTTCCGGTAAGCATTCCCTGCTGCCAGATTCCCTGTAGGTACTGGGAAACAACAGCGCTGATGCGTGACCATAGAGACGGGTTGTTGTCTTCGAATACCGCGAAGATGGTGTTCTCCTTGAGGCTCTGGCGAATGTTCATCAGAGTTCTCTGGATAGGCACATATCTGTTTGGCATGTCAGGAAGCAACGTACGCGCACCCATAATGCAGTATCCATAACCAGGAACGGTACGGATAATGTTGATCTGGTTCGTGTTCAGTGTGTCCAGGTTGGTGTTCTGGAACTGAAGCTCAGTACCCACAACCTTCTGTAGAGGAAGGTCTACTCCCGCAGGAGCCTTCTGTACACCGCTCGTAGCGTCTGTCTGGCTGAAGCGTCCGAGAACAGCACCACCAGGTGGTAGCAGGCGCGTCGCACCTGGAATAGAAGACAGCGGGTCAGAGACTTGAAGCCAAGGACCGTACACAGCACATGCGGCTGTTGTAGTCAGTCTTCCGTTACCAGTAACCATAGCGAGGTACTGCGATACCGTAGCGGACTCAGAAGGTGTAGCACCATCCGCGCCGATAACCGCAGGCGGAACGTCTACCACCACGAAGAAGTTATCGCGAGGCATTGTCCAGCTCAGAATTGGATTCAGAACTCCTGTGTCGTAAATACCAGGAAGGTTCAGGTCAATGTTGGACTCGACGTTAGACATTCTCTGCACAGCGGTAAGCAGGCTAGGAGTAGCCACACCATCGGACCCACCTGTAAGAGCTACAGCGCTCTGAGACTGAGGAGTCTTGTTCACGTCCCAGTTGGTCCATGTACCCAGAGCCTGTGCTCTGACGTACTTGGAACCTAGCTGAGAAGAGTTCAGCATGGAAATCGCGTAACGGTTGTCAGCAGGATTCATGGTGATATCCACGAAGCGCTCAACAATGTCAGCGTCTCCAGTTCCTCCATAGCGAACTGTAAGGTCGAAACGTCCAGCACCTGTAACGGCATCTGTAATGTCAACGTAGATGCTGTTACCCCATACACCTACAGCCGCACAAGTCAGCTTCAGGATCGGGTTAGGAGTTCCTGTGGTGTTGAAGGTTGGCAGGTCTCCCATAGGAGTGTAGGAACCGTCATCGGTGAATGTCGCTGTGGACTGTCCTGTCACTGTGGTAAGCAGCAGGGAGTCTTCCAGGGCTCCACCATAAGTTCCTCCACCGTAGCTTCCGTCACCGTATCCGTTAGGAAGGTTACGACGGTAGATGCGGTATCCTGTCGCTCCTGTTACTGGAGTCCAGGTTACGATAACCGCGTCCGTTGGAGTAAGTGTTGCCTCTGCGGTTACAACAGCCTCTTCGCTTCCAGTGGTCTCACCCTGAGCGTTGATAGCTGTGACGATGTAACCGTACTCAGAGGTGGTACCGGATACGGCACCAGAAGGAGCGGCAGCCACGTTCTGTGGCTCTCCAATAGCTCCGGAACCTAGGTCACGGTCGTTCATTGTCTGAGTCGCTGCAACAGCGTCAGAAGCGGAAGCACGTACAACGTAGCACTGGTTTCCGTTGTTAGCGAAGTACTGGTGCACTGCGAAAGGCAGGTAGTTCTTCGTGTTTCCGAAGCCACCGAATAGCTTCGTGAATTCAGTCCAACTCGTTACTAGAGTTGGCTCTGTAGGCCCTTGAGTGTGAACACCTACGAATGCTGCCGTTGACTGACCTGGTGTTGAAGCTCCAGGAGTCAGCGGAGTTAGAGACGTATTGATGTAGACACCTGGTCTCTGATAGGTCATTGATATCTCCTAGCTGAAATTTGTGTCATGAGCTGCCTTTAGCTATCCGAATTCATACCCCGGATCAGGTGTCTGTGCGATGTCGTATCGAATCTCAGTCGCAACACTCTGGACCTTGTGGTATGCCTCAATCTGCTGAGGCAGTAGCTCTGTGGATACTCTCACAGCGTATGCCGCATGGAATAGTCTCTTACCGTCTGAATCACGAGTATCCACCTCGGTAGGACCGGCGTTCAGGTCCAGGCGACGTACTGTCCCATCTTCTGGAATTTCCAGATATCCGAAACGTGCTGGAAGGTAATCCGGACCAGCCAGAATCGCACGAAGATAAGTTGCGTGTACATTCGTGCGCGCCAAGACTTCAATCTGATAGTCAACATTATACGGGATTGGAGCCTGTGACCAGTAAGGCGAATCTGGTACCTCAAGGTAATTGTCCCACTTCTTAAACCCTTCAGGGGCGTAAGGAAGCTGAACCCATCCGCGTGACTCTCTTTCAGGATCTCTGGCGATTCCCTTATTCGAAATTACGATGGATGGAAAGGTCAAGTTATTCAATTCGATATCGTTGTTTAGCCACAGAATAGAAACTGGAAGGCCAAGGTCTGGAGCGTCATCCCTCTCCGGAACAACAAGACCTTCCATTTTCTTCTGCATGGCTCTGTCCTCATTGAAGATGAACATGCAGTCTCCTTACAGAGGAATAGGTTCTACGATGAGCTGTCCATCCGTGGCTCCCGTAACGGTAGTAGAGGCACCCACAGAAGAGAACCAGTACTGAGGAGTGATCGTCAGGTTGAGACCTGGTGTCATTCCTGTGATGACAAAAGTACGGGACGCGTAAGTACGCGCACCCTGTGTACTAATACCACGGTTCTCGTGAGGACTTCCCATAGTCACCGCACCCGATGCTCTCCAGGACATCCATCCTGTTGATGTGGTGGAATTGGTATTCCTTACTGCACCACCAATAGTTACCTTCACCATTCCTGATGGAGGAACCTGAACCGTGATAGGAGGGAACTGGCCCGACGTGAAGTCAGTCCATGCTCCCGATACCACGCTTCCGATGGCTGGGAAAGAAGCCTGGTTGGTTACAGTAGGACGGATGAAGTTAGGAGGCTGCCAAGACGTACCGTTGTAGCGGTACAGGTTCGCGCCGTTGTCCCAGTACTTTCCAGTGGTTGGAGAAGTAGGAGCAACACCGCTTACCGTAATCGTTCCAGGAACGTTGTTGGCAACTGTCAGTGCCTGGTTGGCTGTGGTCTGAGCATTCGATGCCTGGACCTGAATAGCCGCTACCTGAGCAGTCAGAGTAGCAAACTCAGCAGTACTGACCTTTCCCTGAATAGCTGCATCAAGACCAAGCAGAGCATTGTTAAGGGGCTCACCCCAAAGTAGCTGCCCAATTGCGGGCACAATAACTGCCATGCTTTACTCCTATGCAGGTTCTACGATCAACCACGCGACCGTAGAAGTCTCAGTGGCTGAGGTTGACGTGATGGTAAATGACGTTCCTGCTGTACGAGCGCTGATACGCAGGTGACCCTGTGTACCTCCCGCTGTCTGTACGGTCAGGAAGATACGGCTGGTAGCGGTTACTACTGTCGTATTTACTGTAGCAGCTCCTGCAACCAAAGTTGCCGTACCCATTTTCGCATTAGATCCTTCCTTTACCTTCAATCCCTTTCCAGCTACGTTGATGGCAAAGTCGTCATCTGTAGCGAGAATATCGGCATTAGCACGGTAAAGGTTAACGTCACGAGCAATAGCACCGCTTCCCCATTCCATAAGACCGGAAGCCATTACACGCCAACGGTCCTGTGCGTCTCCTCCTACCGTAGCGGTAAAGCCTGGAGACAAAGTAGAGAAGCCGTAAGTAGCAACCTTTCCTGTCTGGGAAGTGTCACCTGTACGCGCAACGTTTCCTGTGTGCGTAAGGTTTCCACTGGTGATGGTAAGCCCACCGGATTGCAGGGTGAGTCCACCAGTACCGATCTCAAGGGCACCGGACAGAACCCCTCCTGTTACGGGAAGGAACTGTCCAGAAGCCCATACACGGTCCCCGTGAGGGTCAGCCGCTAGTACGTGTGTAGGAAGTGCTCCACCATCCGCCACCGTTCCGCTGGTAGTTCCCACGTCTCGTGTCGCAGAGTTTCCCAGTCCGAGGTTTACTCGGGCTGCTGACTTGGACTGGACAGCCGCTAGGTTGTCCGCCTTCTGCAAGGAGTTGGAAATACGAGAGTCGTTTACGCGGGCGTAGGTGTTGTCTGCTTCTACTCGTGATACGTATGTATTCGCACCATCTGTGATGTCCTGCTGCAATTCAAACAGAGCATCATTCAGAGGCACGTCCCAGTGTTCTTGTCCTGGGGTAGGCAAAGTGATCGCCATGATTCTCCTTATGCTGGCTCTACGATGAGGTAGGCAACGGTTGATGTGTCTGTCGCACTGCTTGACGTGATAGTGAAGCTCGTCGCAGCAGTTCTTGCGCTAACTCTCAGCCAGCCCGGAGTTCCACCATCAACCTGAGAAGTCAGGAAGATTCTGGAATTCGCAGTAACAGAAGTATTGGCAACTGTCACGGTGCCCGCTACGAGAGTGGCAACACCCATTCTCGCATTGGCTCCTTCAGCAATAGCAATTCCTCCACCAGCAGAACCGATGTTCAGAACGTTCTTTGTTCCGGACCACAGGTTCCACTGACCATCAGACTGTCCAGCATTTACCGCAAGGTATCCGCCTACGGTGAAGTTCCCCGCAGTCGTCAGAGCGTTAGCACCAGAGCGCGTAATCTGTGAATCGGTCGCTCCGGTCCCAGAACCGAACTTGAGTGCTCCAGCCGCTGTAACTTCTACAAGAGCCCCTGTGCCCCCGTTACGCAGGTGCAGGAGGGGTCCTGTGGTTCCACCAGAGGTGGAGGTGACGAAGATACCCTGTGCAGCAGTACCGGCTCCCGCAAGGTCGATAGAGATAGCGGCTGCATTCGCATCCGTTCCCGTACCTGTGTGAGTGATCTTTACGGTTCCACGGTCAGTCTCCACTCCACCAATCCCCAGCGCAGAGTGCTGAGTGTTTGTGGAAGAGAGGTTCAGAGCAGAGGAAGCCAGACCAGTTCCCTTGTGGTTGATGGTTACCGCGTGAGAAGTACCCACGTAGTCCACATACACTGCCTGCTGGTTGAAGGAAGCATTGTCTGCTCTCGCCACAATCAGGTGACCCGTAGGCGCAGCCTGTGCTGAGTAGACAACAATTCCCGCACCAGTGGACGGAGTATTCGTGACGTTAAGCGCACCACCTACAGAGGTAGAGCTGGAAGCATTAGCCGCTGGAGTAACACGAACCTGTCCTGCGGAAGGACGGGTAATGTTCACGTCTCTCGTCGCAGTTCCTGATCCCCATTCCACCTTACCGTCCGCAGAAATACGGAAGCGGTCAAAGGTGTCACCGGTTACCAGGGCTCCGTACATTACGGCTGCCGCAGAAGCTCCAGTGTTGTTGATGGTTCCCGTCATGGTTCCACCAGTTGTCTGAAGGAATCCAGACAGACCACCAAAGGTACGGACAGGAGCATTGGTAGCACCAGATGCCAGCGTTACGTTAGCGCCTCCACGAAGGTAAGTGTTGCCACCACCATCAAAGAGACCCGCTGTATTCGCGTGCAGGTAGACGTTGTCATACTGAACCAGTGTGCTCGTGGATACGGAAAGCCCGTACTGAGGAGAGTTGACTCCAGTACCGTCGTCGTCCACACCAGGGTAAACGGCTACGTCTCCCACAAGTACAGGAGCGGTCGCAGCAGTTACGTTGATTCCCGCGTATCCTCCACCACCAGCATTGTTGTTACGTCCGTCACGACGCACCATCATTCCTTCAAGGATGATAGGAGCATTACCCGTGGCGTCGATGAACACTCCATTGAAACCATTACGGTCAGTGGAGCAACCAGCCATGACCAGTCCACCAGATCCCTGACCGGTTCCGTAGTTTCCTGTGATGTAGAAACCGTGGTTGTCGGACCACTCAGCACGGCATCCGATCAGACGGGAGTTCGGCATGTTGGACAGGATGTAGTTGTTGCCACCAGCACCAATAGAAATAACGTCAACCATGGTGCAGTCGCTGTGGTTGATCAAATGAATACCTACGTCATTGGAGTTATCCACCACAACACGATTGAATGTCCAGGAGAAAGGCTGTGCGCCATTCTCGGTAAAGGTGTAGATACCCTTTCCGGTAACCTGCTTCACACATACGTCACGAAGAACAACTCCATGGATATAGTCACTGGCCTGAATTCCGTGAACAGCAGCGGCAGAGTTTGACCCGTCAATTGTGATATTGAAGATTCGCTGCTCTGCGCTCTTGTTGGAATATCCTCCTGCTAGCTGTCCCAGCAGTACGATAGCCGCACCACCAGTGAATGGGTTCTGCGGCTTGATGTAGGAACCAACCGTTAGCTGGTTCGGGTTGAAGATTTGATCTCCATGCTGACCCTGTAGTGTCACGGTAGGGTGCAGCGTGATAGGAGCGGAGGTGTTGAAGCTTCCTGAGGAAAGCTTTACAACACCCCCACCCTCTGTACGAGCGGCATCTACTGCCGCCTGAATCTGTACTTGGTCATTCGTACCTGTGCAAACGTAATCAGCCTTCGCCTTCACGTTGGCGCTTGAATTTGAAGCAGCAACGAGACGGTACCAGGTCTCCCCAGTAACCCTTTCTTCAATGGAGGGAACGACATCAATGACGTTGTTGATAGCGGTGACATCCCCATCGAGTTCAGTCAGTGCGGCGTTCAGTGGTACGTCCCAGTTTGTCTGTCCGCTGACAGGGAGCGTAATCGCCATTTCAAACCTCATTCCTAACTAAGTGTAATTACCTCCATTGTATCTTCATTGAGGTTCTGGACCATGAAGATATGGCATTACCTGATTCAGTTGTCTGTTGCGCATTCGATCATTGACAGGCTTCTTCGCGTAGTCCAAAGGACGTGCCTCGGGAACGTCTGAGTATTGAGCGAACTGCTGGTCATTGACCATGTCTTCTGGCTTGAGCTGGACTCCGTCGAATGTGACGATGATGTCCTTCTGCTGAATCTGTCCGAGGATCTGGACGTTGTACACGCGGAATACCTTATTGTCATAAACGATTCTGTCCTTCAGGTAGTTCTGCGTTTCAATATCCATCTTGGAAAGACCCACACGCTGGAGCATATCATAAGAACACGTCACGTGAACTCTGTCGTGGTAGGTGAAACCCTCTGGGATCTCCTCTACAGCAGACTCAGTGTGTACGACGTGCAGAGCAGGGATAAGCAACGGGCCGAAGAATACACGACCCTGACCCGTTGCTTCACCATAAACAGGGTCCTTACCGGACTGCTCGTAAGCGAATCGGAAGTACTCTGCCTGGTCTCCTGTTTGTCTTTGCCAGTCTCTCAAGCCCTTATAGATTTCTTGGGTCTCGTAGTCGACATTGAATCGACCACCACCCCATCCAATACGGCTCATCTAGATACCCCACCATCCACCGAAGGCAGGAGACTGAACACCAGAGGTGTCCTCGTTGTGGACATCCACAGGGGTAACCTCGCGACGTGGCAGATCGTAGTCGTCGTATTCGCGAGAAGCGAATACAGGAACCAGACGTCCAGTCATACGGGATACGCGACGTAGCTTTCCAACTTCCATACGGTTCAGTCCGACGTTGAGCTGAGCACACAGATCGTTGTATCTCTCAGTCAGTCCGTCAATCTGCTGACGAAGCTGTCTGTATCGCTGTGTACGGGGCACAGTGGTGCCGTCCGCACTGGAGATGTCAATGTCCGTGGAAGCGTCTGTAGCGAGCGCCCAGAGGGCTTCTACAGTGGCTCTGAGCGCGACTAGGACTCCCTCCACCGCAGGAAGGTTATCCAGGGTGATGGGAGTCTCTAGGTAGCGGATGAAGCCTTCTGTCGAACGATAACGCTCAACAGTCTCACGGCCCTTTGTGTGCTGAAGGACAGCATCGTTGATGAACATTTCCAGCTCATCATCGGAGAACAGTCCTCCTGCCTTTCCGGTGACAATCAGCCTATCGCCCTGAGGCAATGGACCCACAGCAGGAAGGAGATAGATTCTGCCTTCCTGGTTGTTGAGGCTGTAGTCAGTATCCGCTACCAGGGGTACAGGCATTTGATCCTTGAGCCATGTAGCGGATACATCCCAGACGTTGAACTCCGTTAGGTCGTACATGGTCAGCGTGCCTGTGCCAAGAAATGAATCAGAGAAAGGTGCTCCTGTATCTCCCAATTCGATACGCACTCTCTTGATGACATCGGCCATTAGTACTGCCATGGTTGCACCTCTTACTGGAGTGTCATAGTCAATGCCCCTGTTGGGACAATGATGGATTCGTTCTGACCTGCGGCAACCGGGTTATCCCATTGCCACACCATAATGACATTTCCAGCAGTACCGGAAGCTACTGTCACGAGAGCACCGTGAGTAGTAGCCGCTCCCATACCAGCGCTGTCCGTAAACGGTCCAAAGGTAATCTGAGCCGAGTTGGAGATGCTGGAAGGGTTTCCCGCATTGGTCTGGGCAGGAGCCCAGGCTACGAGCTGACGAGAATAGCCAGTAGCGGATACTTCTGAGAAGTCATCAATACCAGGATCGTTGGTGTACTCAGGAGCGTCACCACCTGGTGGAATAGGTAGAACTCGTGGATCTGCCGTAAGCAGCGCCAGATAAGTGTCAGTAGGCGGAGCCCACCCGGAAGGCAGGGCTTCCCCCGCCAACCAGCTTAGGACCGCTCTGTCTGCTGTGTCTGTAAAAGTTCCAGACATAAGCTGGACCCCTCCTTAGTAGCGGGCTTCCCAGAGAAGTCCCTTGGCGCTCAGGTGGTCAGCTAGCTCACGAGAGACAACATACTTGCGTCCCTCTTCAAAGCTGTAGTGATTACCGGCTCCGAAGGTTACGGACTCCAGGTTAGTGTTTGGAATGATCGTGCGGGTAGGTTCGATAAGCTCTACCTCTTCAGCTACTTCAAGGTCATCCTTCACGACGGGAGGGGTTGGTCCCTTGCTGTAGTCAACAGGCTTGGCATTCTCCTCTGCCTCAACTTCAGCCATAAGGGAAATCTCTTGAGCGCGCTGCTTTAGCGTCTCTGCGTGTTCTGCCTGAAGCTTTTCTGTCTGCTGTCCGGTGAAGTCGCCGGAACGCTTACGTGCTGTAGCCATTAGGTTCTCCTGATTAATGTCTCGTTGTGTGTTGTTAAGCAAGAAGCCCTCCCCAGTTGGGGTACTAGGGAGGGCTGAGTCCGAAACGGACAAAGGGTAAAACTTAGTTGGTAGCGGCTGTTACGACAGAAATGTCAGTAATCAGTCCAAGTCCCCAGATAGCGTACCAAGCTAGGGCGTGCTCTCTACCGAAGTCGAGAATACCGCCGTCACGAAGTTCTACTGGAAGGGAAATAGCGTGACCGAATGCATTGTCTCCAATGAAGATAGCGTCGTAACGGTCAGCAGAACCATTTCCAGTTCCGTTGGTGTCACCAGTGTATCCGGTACCTGCACCGTTTGGTGTACGTCTGACCTGAGTTGTCTCAATGAAGACGACATCGTTCAAACGTCCGATTTCTCCCATCATGAAGTTACCCGGAGCAGCGTACTTGGTCATCTCAATGAACTGAGGATCGTTACGCAGCCAACGGGACTGGTGTGGGTGGACGAAGCAGACATAGGTCTCACCTAGTCTTGGAACGTTCTTTGTCGCAAGTGTCTCGACTGCGTCGTATACAGTCTGGGATGTCAGGTAGAAGTCACCTGTCAGGGATGCACGGTTCGTACCCTTGGTTCCAGGGTTGTAGTAAACCTGGTTGTTAAGAGCGCCGTTGTCCTTCTGGTAACCGTAAATCTCGGAAGAAGCCTGAAGCAGGGTGTCACGAGCGGACACGTCCAGGTAGGTTGCCATGTTACGTCCTAGGAGACGAGAGGCAGATGCCATTACGTCATCGAAGGAGGCGTTAAGTAGCAGCTCGGAAACGGCCACAGCGTATCCCTGCTCAGCAACCGTGATGCTGAACTGGCTAGCAGTCAGCGGGTTAGTCTGAAGGCGGATACCCTCAACAAGCTGAGTAGCCTGTCCAAGGTTGTTGTAGCGCATGAAGTTGATGGTCAAACCGGGCGTAACACCCAGTTCGGTCTTCTTTACCGCGAATTGCTCAAAACGCAAAATCGGCATTGCCTGGAACAAAATTTCCTTGCTCCATAGGGTCTGAATAGCTGGGGAAAGGTTAGAATTCGCACCAGCATAAGCAGTAGGGGTTCCGGCTAGATTCGGTGTACCCGTAATTGCTGAGGCCATAGTTAGTCCTTATCGTCTATGAATGGGGCTCGGGCATTAACCGAATAGCCCACGATTACTTCTGGATTCCGCAGCACCTACACCAGTCTTTGAACGGAACTGTGCATACTCAGCCAACGACATGTTAGCGATCTGCTCAGGGGTTACTGTCTGCTGTCCCGGATTGTTCTCCATAGGACCAACGGGTGCGTATCCTGCTGTGGAAACTCCTCGCATCTGAGATAGTTGAGTCTGCTGAGCTGCCTGGAACTGCTGCGCAATAGACTCGGTAGCAGCCTTGGCGCGGGCAATACCCGCGTCGATCTGCTCCTTTGTGTCTCCCTGAATGAAGTCGTAGAACTGAGGAGCGATGTCATCCTTTGCCGCAGCAATCGAGTCGTTGCGGTAAGACACTAGCTCCTGGAACGCACGTTCCTTCTCAAGGAGAGCCTTCTCCTGGGCGCGCTCAGCTTCCATCTGCTCGAACTTCTGCTGCCAAGTCTGTGTAGTCTCGGCTAGCTTCTGCTCTAGCAGCGCCTTGGCGCTCATCTCTTCCTCTGCCTTCTTACGGGCATCCTCAGCCTTCTGTGCTTCGGCAGCCTGTACAGCGGCTAGCTCGTCTTCCTTGGACTTCTGGATAGCAGCTAGGGCCTCGCTAGCCTTCTTCTGCTCTTCCTGTAGTGCCTGAATCTGAGCGTAGAGCTTGTCCTTCTCCTGCTTGCGAGCTGCCTCTAGCTGAGCGGCTGTGAACATTTGCTCACTTGTCGCTCCATGCTGGAAAGCGGCAGGAGATGGAACAGCGTTTGCATTTGGATTTGGGTTCTGATCCCCAATTGCCGGATCAGAGCCTGGACCATTAGGGTTTGGGTTGCCTTGGAATGTGGCTGGTACTGGTGTAGACATTTTGTCTCCTTGAATTTAGCGTGAAGTTCTACGAATTAGTGACACGAATAGCTGACGTGTATGCGTACTTAGTTGTCATCATCGGTAGGGATTTGACGTACACCTAGCTTGGTTCCGTATGCCTGAGACACGAGGCTCTGCATTGCCTTCATGGCTCCCATACCGTCAAGCTCACGTACGTCCTCGCTCAGGTTCACCGCGCGAGGTCCACCTCCCTGTGTAGGAAGTGGCTTCCCTTCCGCATCCGTCTGGACAGGTGCTGGTGGTGCCAGCGATCCGTCAGGCTGCGGTAGCAGTCCAGTCAATTCCTGAATAGCCGAATCAATCTGCGCCTTGATCATTCTTAGCGCTCCGTCACGGTTTGCATCATCAACAAGCTCGTCAAAGATTTCACGAAGCTTCTCGTCTGGGAATTGCTCTCCCAGTTCCTTGAGTGCACCACGACGGCTCTCAAGACTCATGGCCATCATTCCCTGGATTTCATTCAGCTTGATCAGCTTGTCCACTGGAAGTGGGGAAGGCCAGTCAATGTCTGTGATGTAAGCCAGGGGGTCAGAAGGATCAACGAAGTCAACCTGGTCCGGTTGCTTAATACCCTCTGTAAGAGGATTATACAGGGTTGTTGCAGGCTCAAAGATAAAGAGCGTGCGCAAAGCCAATTCATTGATCTTCTTTAGTCCCTTTCCATATTGTAGCTTCTTTAGCTCAAACTTTTGCATAAGAGGCTGGAACTGGATAGAAAGGGCAACACCAGATGTGTTGGAAATCGGCTGTGACTGTCCTAGAGCGGACTCAGGAACACCTGTCATTTCATGCATGGCAGTCTTCAGCATGGTCAGTACCTCAATCGAGTACTGGAGATCCACGTTGCTCTGAAGGTTCTCTACCTTGACATCCTTGTTACCGATGGACCATACACGGTTTGCGCCCTTCTCAAGCTGAGAAGGCTTGGCACCGATAACCACGGTGATAGGTGCTGCGTGGTAATTAACGATATCCACAATATCTGTCGCAGTTTCATTGTACTGGCGATTCAGAGAAATAACGTCCTGCACATCTGCCAGTCCCCATGGGGAACCAGAAGCAGGAGCATTGGGGATGTGGACAATAGGAATCTCACCGAGGACATTGGGACGCTCATCAATAAGCTCATCGTTGACGTATTCACGAATAACGTCAGCACGGATCAACTCGGTGTAGGTATAAACACTTCTGGTTCCCTCAGTATTGGTTCCCCAGAAACGGTACTTGAGCTTGAACTCAAGCATTCTGTCTCTGTCGTGCGGGTGCCAAGTAGGGAAGCAGTAAGCAGAATTGAGTGGAAGGATACGAACGCGTCCTTCGTGAAGGACACCAGCTTCGTCGGTCCACGCTGGCTCGTAAGCCACCTTGACGAAGGTGTCTCCAGACACTCCGCCTTGCTGACCCATCTCCCACAGAACGGTCTTCATGTTGTTGTCGTTCTGCCAGATGCGCTTCAGCAGTGCTGGAGTAATGTGCTCATACTCTCTGGCAACGTTGAACGAGATGCCACGAGAAAAGCAGAAGTTGTTGATGTAGTCAGAGAACGCACGGATGTAGTTGAAGGTAAGCTGTGCATCTCCGAATTCCTTACGAACACCCCAGTGATGTCCTAGGTACCATGCCCAGTATTCGGCATAGCGATTGAGGCGTGGCCCATGCATCTCAAACTCTTCATCAGACAACTCAACAAGACCTAGCGGCGAAATAGCAATCGCTAGGTCTGAGGATGATGCTCTCATGGAAGGAGAGTAGAAGTTGATTGACATTAAGGGTCCGATTCTCTAGTTCACCAAATTAGGGGCTCGTAAGTTGTTAAGGCTACTTTATCACATTATGAAGCGGCCCATACTGTGAAAGGCGCAGCTCCCGATGAAATGATACTTACCATCGTTCCTCCGCCTGTGCGTACTACAGGCTCCTGTGAAAGGACGCCATTTGAGAACGCCTGCTGTGTGCCCGGTAGCACTGGGAAACAATCGTCTCCCGCTACTGTCGGATCTTCTCCGTCAGTACGTACCCAGATTTCCTGGTTGGTGCTTCTATTGACCACAACAAGATTCCAGAAGTACTGGGGAAACTTCACTGTGGTTACTGTGTTAGCCACCAGGGTTCCGGACTGTGCTCTCTGTGCCATAGGAACTCCTTGGGACAGGCTAAGGGCGAGGGAATACTTCCCTCGCCCGTTAGCGATGATTAGTTGACTACTACGTTGCCACCAGGGTCATTGACAAGCTGAACGCTGTACACGAGGGTAGCAGCGGAAATCAGCTTGACTGTGGTGGAACCCTGAGTAGGGTTCGTAATCTGAGTGTACGTAGAGTCTACTGTCTGAAGACCCGCGCGGCCGATTGGGTTGCGCACAACCAGTGTGGTACCGGAAGTAACTACGTACGTGTCATCTCCACCAACTGTTGGAGCTGCTACCGCAGAGGCACCAACTGTTACGTTGGCGACACCTGCAACTGAGGAGCTGATGCTGATAGCCACATACGGTGCCCAACCGGTTAGGGTCTCCGTAGCAACGGTATTCGCTACAAGCGTACCGTTTCCTGTCTTAACTGCCATTTCTTACTTCCGATTCTTTAGAAGGGAATTACTCTGCTGGTACTTGAGGTGCCTCTGGCTTGTCCTCAAACAGACCAGACACCTTGTCTGCCACTACGTCTAGCTTCTCAGCAGCACCCTTCAGTACGCCTGCAACGCTCTCGGTAACCTCGTCGGCTACTCCGTCGTCCTCTACAAGCTTCTCAAAGGCTTCCTGCACTCGTGCAGCAACCTCTCCAAGCTCTCCTGCTGCCTTCTCGCGTACCGTCTCTAGACGCTCACGTAGCTCATCTACAACGCTCATGTTGTCTCCTTAGGAATGTCTTGCAATAGCGGCATTCGTCTGCATTACAACATCATCGAGCAACGCGCCAATAGCCAAAGACTTCTCTCGGCTATCAGGCGCAACTTCATTGATCCATAGTGCATATTCCAAAGCGCGCTTACGATTCTCCTCGTAAAGCTCCGCTTGCCCTGGCTTAACAGGATGGAATGTCGCTCTATTGATAATGTCTTCTCTTTCCATTGCCTCCCCTTTCGATTAGTCGGTTACTACCGCTGAAGATACATGACTGCATTCTCCAGTATGTCAATTTTATCTCGGGCATAACCCAACAATAGGTTACACGACTTGCACAGCAAGCCACGAACTTCCATGGAAGCATGGCAATGATCAACATGCGGATCAACTAGTTGATCACCACAGATACCACATAGCCCACATTGTTTAACGATCATTCTGTCAAAGTCTTCAACAGTAATGCCATATGCGTGCCTTAGCCAGCGCTCCCTGTTCCATTGAGGCGAGTTAGGTTCATACCCGTACTTGCGTTTAGAAGCCATCGCTTCCTTCTGAACGCACCCACAAGAGATATTTCGGCCTTGTGCAGCCTCACGTAGTCTTTTGAAGGTGCGTTCAGATACTGTTCCGCAGTCACATGTACAGGGAAATACCGCTTCATTGTATTTACCCTGTCTAGTAAATGGTCCTGTTACTGTCCATCTTCCGAATGTGTCTCCGATGGTTACTGTCTTTGCGTTGCCCCTTGGGCCTCTAGTAGTCATATTTCTATTCTACTACTAGTCAGGGACAACTTAGTCAGGAACTAATCGGTGACAACAGCCGGATTCTGACGGAAGTACTT